AGTTTTTTCGAGGCAAGCATTTTCAAAAGCCTAACTTCTCAGCAGGAAGCTTAAGTTATTCTATGCAGACCCCGCTGACTGACGGGGCTGTAAAGGCAACTTATGATGAAGCAGATGAGATGAAATTTGTGCTTGCTATTTATGGTATGGATGGGTGTAAAGAAACACTCAACCAACTTTTTGATATGACCTTCGTTGATTTATTATCTCTACGTCAATATTTAGAAATCCAGAAGTCATATAAAGAAGAAATGGCTTACAACGAACTCAGAAAAGCAGGTAAAATTTAATGGCACAATATACAGTTGATAGTTTTATTGTTGAACTTGGATTCAGTGAAAAGGTTGTTAAGGGTTTGCAAAGAGTTGAGAAAATGGCTATGCAGTCTGCTCAACGTATCGAACGCAATATCAATAAAGCCTTTGATGTGAAGCCTAATAGAAGTTCACAAGACGCTCTAAACAGACTTGTAAAAAACGCTCAGACTGCTTCAGGCAGAATCAATAAATCCCTAAACAATGCTATGAATTTAGATTCACAAGGTGTAAAATCACTTCGTAGATTAGAAACACAGGGTAAGAAAACAGCCAAAGAAATTAATAAGGCTCTAAGACAAGCTATGAATGTTGAAGGTAAAGTCAATGTTCGTGGTGGAGTTGGTAGAGGCCGTGGTAACACTATCCCTCCGGTTGGGGGTGGTGGTTCACCTAGAGTTAGACCTGATATTGCTCAAAGACAAATGGAAAGAATGTTTAATAACAACTTCTATTCTGGTTTGACTCGTCGTCTTGAAACAATTGGTGGACAAGGTAACCAAATGGCTACTTCCTTCAGAGGAAGCTTACAAGGAATCTATAATAAGTACAAAGGTAGTGGTAAAGTCGGTGAGTATGAAATGGAAGTTAAGAAACTCATTGACACTACCAAACGTTGGGTTATTGCAGAAAATGCTAGACTTAAGGCAGTCAGAGAGTCAGCTTGGTTACAAGACAGAGCAAACTCTTCACTAAGACAGCTTGTAGGTGGTTTTGTTTCAGCGTATGCTATGTTGGAATTAGCTCAGAAGACTATTGATGCAGGTGTAAAGAGACAGTCTGCACAATTAGCTTCCACAGCTATTTTTGGTGGAGATACACAGCAAGCTAGAATGTTCGCTGCAACGTTCGCTCACCAGATTGGTCAGAACTATACAGACACTATGAAACAGTACTCAAACTTTGCTGCTGGTGCTCAACCAACACTAGGTTTTCAGGGTACTCAAGAGTTCTATAAAAATGCTGCAATGTTCTCTCGTATTAGAGGGGCATCTGATGAAGACTTGAAAGGTATCATGGTTGCTTTCCAACAGATGGCATCTAAAGGTAAGATTCAGGCTGAAGAACTTCGTGGTCAGTTAGGTGACCGTTTGGCAGGTGCTGTTCAGTTATTCTCTGATGCTATTGGTAAAACTCCACAAGAACTTGACAAGATGATGAAAGATGGTCAGCTTCTTGCAAAAGACGTTCTACCAAAAGTCTCAGAAAAAATGAGAGAGCTTGTTGAAGCAGCAGGTGGTATGAATGCAGTTTCTAAGCAGACAGCTACCTCTATGGGTCAAGCAAAGGCAATGTGGGATAACACCCTTGTAGCTTTGTTTAACAACTCTAGCGAAGGTATTTCACAACTCTCTAACTCAGTTGCAATGTTCTTGCAAGGTTCCCTTGGTACATCTGAAGCACTTGGTACAGGTATTGGTTACCTTTTAAAAGGTGCTAGTAACCTTCTAGACTTCGTGACAGATATCATGTACCGCATTTCTTCATTGTACTATACCTCAATGGGCTATTTCAAGGAATTAGATGCTAGTCAACAGAAACTAATCAAGGATTCTGCTGAGTTAGTTGCTACGTTCACCGCTATTGGTATCTCAATTGCAGCTATTACAAAAGTCGCTAAAATCTTTGGTGGTACTGTAGCATTTGTCAAGAGTATCTTTGAAGAAGGTATCTTAGCTAAGATTGCACAGAAGTTTGGATTAACTACAGCAGCAGAAACAGCAGCTACAACGGCTGGTGTATCAGCAACCAGAATGGCTCTTGGTGTAGGTGGTTCTGCATTAATGTTATCTGGTTCAGTTGACAAGAATGCTGGAAAGAGATTTAACGAGGTTAACACACCTAATCCTTTCAATGAAGCTATCTCAGGAATCACTAATCCAAAACGTCCAATGTTCTTTGACCAGAATGGACAACTTCAGTTTGCACAATATACCACAGACACTTCTGGAAATATTCAGAGAGTTGATAATGGTTTGTCAAATTGGGATATTATCATGAACAACCTGTCTGAGTCTCTAAATAACTTTGCAAACAAGTTTAACCAGACACCTATGATGATGACTCCTTCTGGACTACCATTGCAAACTAAGCAGACGCTTAACGTTTCCTTTAATCTGGATGGTAAGCAGATTGCTACTAAGATGGTGGATATCACTGATAAGAGTCAGGAAGATATTCTGTTAAACTCTAGCTACCCAGAGGATGAATAATGTTATGGGATAACAACATGCAAATCAAGTATTCTGGAAAGGATGGTATTTATTTCCATCTGAGGGATAATGTAGATGCTTTCCTTACATTATCTGCAACAGAAAACATGGAGTATGACTCACCTATGTTGGTGACAACTCAATCGGTTCAAAGTGGTCAAACAGTCACAGATAACGTACAGCGTTCTCCAAAGACTATTTCCATTAGCGGTGTTGTTGTAGTGGGCTACGAAGGTAGCCTTCTATTAACTCGTCAAGGTCAACTTGTAGAGAACTTCATTAGCACAGTTGAAACGTGGAGAGACCAGAAGCAGATTATTTCAATTGTCTGCAAAGATGGTATCAAGATTGATGACTCCATTATTACACAGTTTAAAGCTTCTAAGGAACATACAATTTCTAATGGTCTTCGTATTCAGATGACCTTTCAAGAAATTAACTTTAAAGCTGTAGTTGGGACAACTGATGTTTCTGCTGCAACTGGTAAAACAGCAACGACAAAAGATGATGGAGTTACTTCTAAGAAGAATACAGGTAACACCACAACATCTATTGGAAGTGGTAAACTAAACTGTCAGCTATTATATGACTTGGAAGCGAATGGTGTAAGGGAATTATCACCTGCTGAATTAAAAGCGCTTGGTGTATGTGGTCGTACAGCAAATACTAAAAAGGGTGTTACCTCATTTAGTGATGAAGCTAACGCTGCTGCTGCAAGTGCAATTAGACAGTCCTCAATTACTGCTGGTGAAGGTAATGCACTGAAGACTTATTCTGTAAACCCTAACAAAAAAGGAACTTACTAATGTCTCAATATATTCCTGTACCAGACACTTCTTGGTCAACTCAAACGGTTACTTTAGACGGCTCTGTATTCATTATTGAATTGAAGTATAAAGGTAGGCTTGACAGATGGTTCTTGACGCTATCTGATGTTGATGGTAATGTATTATTATCTGAAAAGAAATGCCTTGCAGACCAATCAATCACAGGCCGCTATGTAATCCCTTCCTTGGCTGGTGAAATCTTCGTTGAAAAAATTTACGGAACAGATTTACAGCCTACCAGAAACAATTTTGGTAGAGGTAAGGCATTTGAACTTAACTATTACACATCCGAAGATATGAGATTGATGGAGAATTTATAATGTCTGTTCACGATAACACTGCTGGAGCATCTTTCAGGTGTTATCAATTGGCTGTAGGGAGTGAAGCTACAGCCTTTAATGATAAACCTACAAGTCATGCTAAAGACTCTCAAGAGATGGTATATTTTGATAATCTGCAATTTACTTGCAATGTCTCTTACACATCTCAAAAGAATAAAGTAACAACAGATGACACCACATTTGAAATTTATAACCTGAACAAAGAGATGAGAGCAAAGTTTAAAACAGTCGGTGCAACAGTTATGTTAAGGGCTGGGTACACAACTGGTTTTAAAAGAGACTCTAATGGTGATTTAATCATTGAATATGACAACCTCCCACTCATTTATTTAGGGACTATTGAGTATGCTTACACATACAAACGTGGTGTTGACATGATTACAAAAGTAATCTGCTCTAATGACAAAATGGAAAGAACAACTATCAAGAGTTCTATTTCATATAAAGCTGGTACAAGCAGACAAAGTGTTATTAAAGACTTGGTATCAAGACTTGGATTTACACTTATTGATGAAGACCTTTCAAATATTCAAGGTTACACTTACAAGAATGGTTTCAGTGTCTGGGGAAGTACAGCAGAAGCTTTAACGAAAGTATGTGAAGAAAGTAGCTTACGCTGGTATACATTCAATAAGCAAATTAGAATTGTACCTTTTAATGCAAAAGCTAAACAATTGTCTTGGGAAATTTTTCCATATAATGTTATTGACTCTCTTCAAGGTTACTACAGAAGAACTCGTAAGGTTCTGAAGAAGCAAAATAAGACTGAGATTAAAGTCAAGACAGGTGTCCGTTGTAAGATTCACTTAGATGGAAGAATCAAGATGGGTGATAACGTCACTATTCGTGAGAGTGAAGACTTTGAAGGTCAATACAGAGTTAAGGGGTTATCCCATAGCTTAGACTTCACAGGTGGCTCTTGGACAACTGAATTAGACTTGGAGAAGGTAGAATGAAATCCCCTGTAACAAGAATGTCAGGGTACGTTACAGAGTGTCTTGATGAATTTCGTAAGGAACTTTATACTGGTCTTCCAGCAATTATTGTCTCTTATGATGCTAAGACACAATCTGCTACGGTAAAACCTCTATATTCACTTGATGGATTACCTATGCCAGAAATTACAGGTGTTCCCGTCCAATTCCCTAGTGGTGGTGGAGCATCTTTAACGTTCCCTGTAAAAACAAATGATAGATGCTGGTTAGCATTCTCTATGCTTCCACTTGATGACTTCGTGGTTAATGATAAAAATGTGCAGATGGAAACTAATTTAAGAAGAACACATGATATGTCTGACTGTGTTGCTTTCGTAGGTATCTGCACAAGAACTCAGAACTTCAATCCAGACCCAACAGCAGTGAGATTACATTATGGTGATTCTGTATTAAGGATTACTGATGATGGTAATTTCTGGTTCACTGGTGATGTGCATATCTCTAAAAACTTATACGTTGAAGAGGATGTTATTGCTAAAGGTGAAGTACATGGTTCAGATTTTGTAAGTGATACCACTGGAGTTGGCTTCAATGAACACACTCACCATTATTACTGGACTGACAATGGCGGTGAAGCTGATACAGCAGAGGCACAATAATGAAAACAGATTTTGCAATCAATCTTGGTGGTGACTACGTAGCTAAATTAGGAAATGATTCTGTATACGTTGCTCACGGAGATTTAAAAATTACGGGTAATCAGATTAGAATTATCCCAGAAGACGATAAAGCTACTCAGGTAGCTCAAAGATTACATATTAGGTGTCTTCTAAGGGCTGGAGAGGTATTCTTTAATACATCTGCTGGATTCCCTTATTTACAGCTTGCTAAGTTCAAGCAGAAGACCTCTATTTTTGATAATTATATGAAAGGTTACCTTGTTGAAACGAGAGATGTAACAAACATCTACAACTACTCTTCAACAATGGATAATGCAATGAGAAAAGTGTCAGTAAGATTTAATGCAACGACAACTGCTGACGATGTTGAAATTAATACAGAGGTAAACATTTAATGGCTGGATTAACAACTACAGGTTTACAAACAAAAAGATATCAAGAAATCTTGGATGATGTTAAAGCAAGTCTGTATAGAGATATCTCACCAAACCTTGATGTTTCTGAAGATAGCGAACTTGGGTTATTCTTAGCTTCTGTTTGCCGAGGTCTTGCAGACGTTCATGAAATCTTGTCAGAAATTTATGATGGTGGTACTATTGACAAAGCTGAAGGATTCAGTTTAGATGATGTAACAGCTTTGAATGCTGTATACAGATATGTGGCACAGGCTACAAGAGGTCAAGCTGAGTTCACTGGTAATTCTGGTGCTCCTGTACCAGCCACTACAAGATTAAGAAGCACAGCAGGTAACATCTTTTACCCTGTGTCAACTTTCACGCTGACTCCATCTTACTGTGTAGAGGCAAACTTAGAAGTTAACTCTTTACGAACAGATGCAAACTATGTTATTATCATTGACAACATTGAGTATTCATATCAGCCGACTAGTTCTGATACCATTACAACATTGCTACAGAAACTTGCAGATGCTATTAATGGTGGTATTATTGCAAAGGCTGAAGTTACTAATGATGGTTCAGTTCTGAGAATCTATAAAGACACTGGAGATATCATTGCCAGAACTAACCCTATGGTTGTTACTGCAACGACATTCTTAACATTTACAAAGATTACTTCAATCAGTGACGTTGTAGCAGATGAAACTGGAGCTATCCAGACTCTTGCAGGAACCTTGATTGAGATTGAAACAACTGTAGATGGTCTTGATAGTGTTTTCAACAGATATGACTTGACAACAGGTCGTGATGAGGAAACTGACACAGAACTGAGACAGCGTTACTTAGAATCTCTGGCTGTTACTGGTGTAGGTACTCTAGATGCTATTGTAGCTGCTGTCAAGAGAGTTCAAGGTGTGTCTGATGCTTCTGGTGTAGAAAATGATACTGAGACAACAAACTCTGATGGTCTTCCTCCGAAGTCTTTTAAGATTGTTGTAGTTGGTGGTCAGAATGATAATATTGCACAGGCAATCTGGGACACGAAACCTGCTGGTATTCGCCCATATGGTTCAATCTTTGGGACTGCATATGACTTAGGTTCTCTCCCTCACGACGTTTACTTTAGTAGACCAATGCCTAAATACGTTTTTGTCAAGGTTACTTACTCTCTTTACGATGAAGAAACTCTTAACATCCCTGAACAGGATATTCATGACAGAATTGTTCAAGGTATTAATGCCTACGGTAGAACTTTGAAAGTTGGTAACGATGTAATCCCTAACAGAATCTATGGACATATCTATGATGTGATTCAAGGTATCGAGATTAATGAGATTAAGGTTGCACTTTCAAATAACCAAGCAATTCCACCTGCTGAGGGGCAGTACACAACTTCAAGAATCACTATTGATGGTGACCAGTACACTGTTTGGGAAAGCTCACAGTATACAATTACCAAGGAGTAACAATGTTTAAAAAGATTGAAAACTTTTATGAGAAAACATTGGACGAAAGAACTGTAACTCAATTCAAAGATAAGTTTATTTACACAAGTCTATTGAAATCTATCACAGATGAGTTACAATTATTAGAGGATATCAGTAATCAGTTATATACTGAAAGGAATATTCGTGTAGGTGTTGGCACACAACTTGATAACATCGGGGCTTTGATTAAAGTCCCTAGACCTATTGGTGCTGATGATGACACTTACAGAGCTATCCTCTACATTCAAATTTTCTTAAGACGTTCTGACACCACACCAAGCTTCTTACAAAGGGCTGTTATGACCCTTTACAACGCATCATTCAGTCAGATTTTTGAGCACATTACACCAATGACTGGTGGAATTGTTATCCGTGTAAACACTCGTAATAACGTGTTAGATACAGCATACACACTTTCTAAGATTGCTGCAACAACTATTGGTTCAGCAGTTATCCTTAGAGATGTTACCTTAAATGGTACTGCTTGGACTCCTGTAGAGGTTGCTGATTCATCTCTGGCAATCACTGATGAGAACAATAACTGGTTTGTAACAAACACTAACAAGGGTCTTATTACGAACAACACAGGTGGCTCTCTAGAAGCAAACAAATTAGGTAGTTTTGCAGATGCAGGTGTAAGAGATGGTTATGTAAGAGTGGATAAAACTGGTGGAAGTACCAGTAAAGATTATTTAAAAGTCAGCAAAACAAACAATAGCAACGACTATTTCATTGCTGGTAAAGAAACAGTAGCAGGTGGTGATTATGGGATTATGGCAGAAGTCGCCCAAATCGTCAAAGGCAGAAAAGATAAATCTCAACAAGAAGGAAGTTCATAATGTCTCTTTCATGGTCTACAGACACAGTTGATGCTGATGGTAACCAGCTTAAAGTTTTACCACCTCCAGAAATCCAAGCAACTGGCCTATTAAGGGGTGAACCTATGGGTCGTCAGTGGTTTAACTATATTATCAACTATTTGCTTAACAAAGTAAATGGTACGGTTGGAGAGGTTCGTTCATTTGCTACGGAGCAACCTGATTTAGTTTCCAACGGTTGGGAATTAATTGACACAGTGACAGGAACTGCACACACCAGCACGACTAACCTTTACACATATGAATATAAAGGGAGCTAATAATGGCAGTCGGTGAAATTCAAATTAGTGCATTGCCTCAAGCCTCGTTGCCTATTGATTTAAGTGATATCTTTCACCTGAAGCAAGGTATTGAGGATAAACGATGCACACTTGAGCAATTACTTGCTCCACACGCATCTTTAAGAAATAACCCACACGGTGTTACAAAGGTTCACGTAGAACTCGGTAATGTTATTAACGCACTCCAATTAGTGGCTGCTAATAACTTGTCAGACGTGGTTAGTGTTGAAGAGGCTAGACAGAACCTTAATATTCTATCAAGTGATGAAGTTAATACTCTTATTCAGAATCACATTAATGACAAGAATAACCCTCACAACACTAACAAGATTCAAGTAGGTTTGTCTAATATCCAAAACTGGACATATTCAAACTCTTACTCCGAAGATGCTGATAAGTATGCTACTGCAAAAGCTGTGAATGCTTTATATAGAGCTATCCAGAATAGCTATCCAATTGGTACTATTCATTTATCAGTTAACCCTGCAAACCCATCTACATATTTACTTTGTGGTGGTACTTGGGAGTTAGTTTCTAAAGGAAGGTCTCTTGTTGGTTATGACACAGATACAAGACCTGTAGAATCAGTATTTGGTTCTGCTACTGTAACACTTACACAAAATAACATTCCAAGTCACACACACTCTGTATTGTTAACTGGTGGTGGACACTCCCATAATGCAACAGTAGTAATTTCTAGCTTTGACTATGGGACTAAGAGCACATCAAGTTTTGATTACGGTTCTAAGGCCACAAACGACTCTGGAAGCCACGCTCATAACGTTAATGGTTCTGTAAGCAGTGCTGGTAGTCACAGCCACAGGATTCCATTGAGGGGTTCTGATAGGGGTGGTGTGAATGCTATTACGGCAACGGCTGATGCAGGTGTTGGAAATGCGTCATATACAGACTTTGATGGGGTTCACACACATACCTTCAACGTTAATTCTTCAGTTGGTGGTAACCACTCTCACAGTGTGTATATCGGAGCACATGGGCACAGTGTTGCAATTGGTTCACATGGACACTCAGGTACTGTGACAGTTCAATCTTCTGAGCACACTCACTCAGGTACAACTGGTTCATTTGGTGCTGGACAAGCATTTAATATTGAGCAACCTTCTTATGTTGTATATGTTTGGAAGAGAACTGCGTAATTATTTTATAAGGGGCTACACAGCCCCTAGAAAGAGGATTTATAAATGGCTGAATATAAGCTAAGTGAGCTAAACAGTATTGATACAGTTCGCTCAGAAGATTTACTTCACCTAAGAATTATCAAAAGGTCTGATATGCTAGGTGATGAAGACCGTAAAATGACCTATGCAAATTTCCTTGCCTCTTTCAAACTAGAAAGATTCTTACAACTAACTGGTGGGGATATGACAGGGAATCTTGGCATCGTCAAATTAAGATACGGTGGAAAAGACTTATTAGACCCAACAGGTTCTTCTGAAGTTATTCTCGGTGACACTGCCAAGACCTTTAGAATTAATGCAAGTGCTTTAAGACTAACTGTAAATGATGCCACAAGGTCTGCAACAGTTTACCACACACTTAATAAACCATCTCCTAATGAATTAGGTATGAGAACTAACACTGAAAATGATGCAAGATATGCTATGAAGGAAACTGAAAATACTTTCTTGGCAAGACAAATCATTAATATCAACGGTGTTGGTTTAACACTTAAAAGCATCTTACCAGATGGTGGAGCATATATTGAAGCAAGAGATTCAAATAATGCTTTGAGATTCACAGTTGGTAATTTGACTTCTGGTACTGATGTTACATTAGTTAACAGCAAAGGTGCTACGTTGACTCTTGGTACAAACTCTGTTAGTGTTGACAAGAACTTTGAAATCAATGGACAGGTTCAGCCTAATAACTGGAACAACCTTGATGCAAGATTCTTTACACAGACTGCTGCTGACCAGAGATTTGCACGACTTAATGCAAGTAATAACTTTGTTGGGGTTAACAACTTCAACGGGAAGACTTACGTTATTGCAGATAGTAATGCACTCAACTTAAGAGCGGCTACAGAGAATGCTGCATTATTTATGCGTGGTTACAACAGTGCTGGGACAGGTGCTTGGTATGTGGGTCAACCAGATGGTACGCAGTCTGAGATTGTTTTAGCAAACCAGATGACAAATGTTAACTTGAAAATTGCTACAGAGTTTTCATTTAATAAAGCTATCAATGTAACTGGTCAGGTAAAACCAAGTGACTTTGCAAACTTTGATACAAGATATGTTCCAAGCTCTTTAACGAACGTTCTTGCAAGAACTAATGCTGCAAACGTTTTTACTAACCCACAGACTATTGTTACTACAGACGCGGCTTTCACATTGCAAAGCGGGACAGCTAACTCGCCATTGTATATTGTTGGTGCTAATGCAGACGGCAACAGACGTTGGTATGTTGGTAACGGTGAAGGTAGTAGACCAAACTCTCTGTTCCTGTACAACTACTCAAGTGGTGGTGTTCAGTTAGAAATTGCTGATACTTTCATGTTCAACAGAAGCGTATCAGTAACTGGTCAGGTTCAGCCTACAGATTGGTCAAACTTTGACTCAAGATTCTACACACAATCTGCTGCAAACTCAAGATATATGTTGTCTGGTGTCTCTGGAACTGGAACCGAAGTCGGTGATGAAACAGGTGTTGCTTGGAATGCAAAAACAGGTTTGTACAATGTTACAAGTTCAAGTGGTGGTTCAACTCACTTAGTTTACCAAATGTACCTTGGAATTGGCGCATCCACACCTTCTGCACAGCTTAGGTTCGAATACAAAAATGGTGGAATCTACTATAGAACGGCAAGGGACAGTTTTGGTTTTGAAGAGTTTTGGTCTAAAATCTATACAGATAAGGCTAAACCTACACCTTCTGAACTTGGTGCTTACACCAAGGCTGAAGTAGACCAACGTATTGCCTCTGCGGTAACTGATTCTACAGACCTTAAGAAAGTGTATCCAGTTGGTATTGTGACGTTCTTTGCTTCTAATGTCAACCCAAATACAGCTTTCCCAGGCACTACTTGGACTTACTTGACAGAGGGTGCAAACAGAACTATTAGAATCGGTTCTGCAAATGGTTCCGATGTGAAAGGGCTTGGTGGTGCTGATACAGTTGCATTAAGTGTTGGTCATATCCCTGCGCACACTCACAGCTTCTCTGGAACAACCACTACCTTTGATTATGGTACTAAGTACACAGACGCTCAAGGTGCTCACGACCATGACAGAGGTAACATGGAAATCTCTGGTGACTTTGGTTTCTTCAGAAGTGATGCAAACAGCTTCTATACAGCAAGTGGGGCATTCGCTATCTCAGGTTCACAAGCCTCTAGGGGTTATACTGGTTCACAATTCACTTATGGTACACCTGTCAACTTCTACGCATCAAGAACTTGGACAGGGAGAACAAGTTGGGTAGGTGCTCACGGTCACGGTGTAGGTATTGGTGCTCACAACCACACATTCAGTGGTAACACTGGTGCAACTGGTTCTGGTGCAGCATTCAGTGTTCTTAACACTTACATTAAATTAATGGCTTGGGTAAGAACTGCATAATTACCTTGTTGACTAACTGTCAAGATGGTGTTAATATTTCTTAGTAGGTATTCTCACCATCTTGGCTCAAGAAGTAAGGTGATTAAATGCCAACCATTCTAGCAATCCTCATGAAAAACCTTGGGGCATTCTTTTGGAAGCTTCTTTTTTCTCTTCTCAGTGAATACATGATTGAAAAAGTGTTCTTTAAGCTTGCAAGATACCTTGCGAGTAAAACAGATACACCTATTGATGATGAATTTGTAGATACCTTGGAAAAGGCTTTTAAAGGTGAGAAATAATGAAGTGGCTTGAAGATGCTTTTAAGAATAATATTGGTGCAATCGTTGTAGGTATTTTCAGTGTAATTGGTATGTACACTACAATGCAGGTCTCTGATGGTAAACAGGAAGTGTCTATCACAAATAAGTTACAACAGTTGGATGGTTACTCAAAAGGTAACTATTCAGCTATTCGTGACTTACAATCTGATATGAAGCTCCTACAATTAGGGATGGAGAACCAGAAAGTTCAGCTAGAGAATGTTAAGGGAGAAAACGCTAAGTTGACTAAGACCCTTGATAAGTTCTCTGACAGTGTTAACAACTTAGCACAATCTGTATCAGCTTTGCAAGCAATTACTGAGCAAAATACACAGAACAATAAAAACAAATAGTTATAAGGCTCCTTTTTACGGGAGCCTTTTTTGTTTCTACTTACCTACTGACAGTGGAGCTTCAATTTTACCAGCATGTCGGTAGTCTGTTAAACCACCAATAAAATCATCTGCTGTTAAGTGTTTTAAGTCTTCCATGCTGTGTAGGTTGATACCAATCTCAAACTTAGGTGCTGGGTAATCTTCATTTGCAAGCAACTGGTAAACTTGTTGCATATGATTCATGTAGATTTGAGTATCTCCAAAAGTGCCAATAAGGTATCGTGGAGTTAAGCCTGTCATCTTACACAAAACTTCCAAAATAAACCCATAAGATGCAATATTAAATGGCAAACCTAAGAATGTATCACAGGAACGTTGATACCATTTCAAGTCAACCTCACCAGTGTTAGAGATATAAATCTGAAACAGAACATGACAAGGTGCTAATGCCATAGAGTTGCTTGCAATATCTGCTGCATTCCACGCATTAACCAGCATATAACGGTCTGTAGGAGAGTTTTTCATCTTCTCTACAAGATTGGTTAGCTGGTCAACAACAACCCCTCCATGACCTTCATAGGCTCTCCATTGGACTCCGTAGATTCTGCCACCTGCATCTTCCAACCAATCTGTTTCAGTTGCATAAGTTGTCTTCAGCCAACGTTCAAAATCATCTGACCAGATAGTCCAACGCTCTCCATCGTTTTCACCCCAAGTCCTGTAACGTAAGTGACCTAGTTTGTTTTCTCCGTTGAGGAACCATAGAGCTTCACCTAAAACTTGACGCATAAATGTTTGCTTCGAAGTTATTAATGGAAACCCGCTTCGCATATCAAATCGAAACTCAGGTGGTGCGAATGTAGATACTACCTTTCCAGTTCTTGTTTTACGTTCTTCTCCAACAGAAAGAACATGGTTGAGTATCCCTTTGTAACTTACATCTGCTTGTGACATATCAAAAACGTCCTCTTACTTGTGGTACATAAAAGTTAACTACACCAGATTTGTCAGCTAACGGTTTAGATTGTATTCTAGCAAATAACTCTGTCTCATGCAAATACTCAAAGAAACCCTCTTCAGGTAAATAGACAGTCGGTTCCTTAGTAATCTCATAAATTACTGTATGGTAAACCTCGTCAGCAAATGGTAAGGCAGCTTTCAAAATGTTTGCACCACCAATTACACAAACATCTTCATCAATTTGCTTATCAATCTTTTTAAGGAATGCACCAAAAGAGTCTGGTTCAACCTTTGCAATGACAAAGTTTTCATTATCAAAGTCTATACCATAGTATGGTAGGTTGTTTGATAAAACCATGTTCTCACGGTTTGGTAAAGGCTTTCTACCAAGGCTTTTAAAGGTCTCATTACCCATAACCACTAGTTGGTTTTCAGTAAGTTTCCTGAACTCCTTCATGTCTTCACGGTTACGTTCCCAAGGCATCCCACTAGGGCAACCAAACTCACCTTTTCTACCACTTGCAAATACTAAACGAATCATTGTGTGAACCCCTTAATTACAAACCAGTTTGCAATATCTTTGATGATTTTTACCGGATGGTACACCAGCTTAGGTTGTGGTTGATAGCTACCATACGCCCAAAAAGATACAATGTTATTGCAATCAATACAGCGTGTGTACTCTTCAGCTATGTTCCCAGCAACAATCTCTGAAATTTCACCTTGGAAGTTTGAACCTCCACAAGTTGGGCATTTCAAAGGCTCGCCATCTTGAGCGTAACATTGTTCAAACTTTTCAAAGATTTTCATTTTTTGTTTACCTTAAATATTTGTTGAATATCAACGATGAAATCTAAATCATCACACTCAGTTGATAAGAAATCTACGAAGTGTTTTGGTACAAAACTCAGAAACTCCATTGAACCAAAATCTCCGGTAAATGTTATGTGTGTCCCGTTTGGGCACTCAGCAGTTACTATATGTTTCCCTGCTTCTGGTTTCACAATCTCTTTGATATCCTCTAAGAAGATGTTCAACATAGATTTGAAGCTTCTTGGATACTGAGTATCCTCATAAAGTTCAATACTTGACTCCAGCTTCATAGAGATTGATTTAGAATCTCTCAACTCCGGTGTGAACAAGTGTGAAGGGAGAATACAAAGTGAATCTCCAGTATCTGCATCAACAAACTCAGTTGTACCAGCTTCATAGTTTGTTTCAATTAGAACTTCACCTTCTTGGAGGTTTCTGTTCTTAAAATGGCTTGAAATGATACCTTTTAATAGAACAGCTTCTGGTTGTATCAACAGGAATCCTATCTTTTGCATGTTAAACCTCTATAAATGTCTGCTTCTCATTATCAAATGAGTAGAATTTTATACACTTTTGTGTATTCCAGTCAACCTTTTCTTTGTAACCAATCCCTTTTGAAACTCTCTTACCTATAGTTTGGTAGATAATCTCTCTGAGTTTCCTGTACTCAGGTGTGCTGTCCAGACTTTTCGAGTGTGTCATTGTGCTATACCCATCTAAAGCACGTTCATTCCAGTTTTGCTGAGTTGGTGACATTGGCTTGTAAAGTTGTGGAAGGTGGTTATAAACCATATTGCCCTCTTCCAATGTCAAATTAAGTTGATGAAGGTATTCATTGAGTCTTCCATCCTCATCAAGCCACTCATATAGAGACTGCAAAGCACCTAAATTGTTGTTATAGTGTGCAGCACGTTTCACTGAACCCTTATCAGTGCGGTAAGGTGACTTTGGGAGACTCAGTATTTGACCCTTTAGAACGTTAAATCCAAAGACTAAGTTTATTTTTATGGGAAGAGACATTTGATATCCTCGTTTTTGAAAGTGAATGTTGTGTAGTTAGTACCATCAACATTTAACCAGATAGCTTTCACAGAAACACCATCAATGTTGTCAAAAAGTTCCTTTATAAACTTGTTGCGAACATCATGAGCACATGTTGTTTCAAGTTTAATGTTTGAGATAGCAGAGCCAATCGTCATGTATCCAGCGATTCGCTTCTTTTCAGTGTGTTTTATCTTACCATCTTTGTACATACTCTTCAAAACAGATAAGAGTTCTTCACCAAACGATTTCTCAACTCTTGTAGGTTTACCATAAAATCCAAGAGCAAAGTTGTCATTGAAGATTGCATTTTGAGTTTTCATATTAGTCTGCCAGCCTTAAGTTAAAATTTACACCTAGTTTTTCACATGCCCTGAGCATGTATTCGAGAGTTACTTTACCATTTTCATTAATGATGTTCGAGACTCTTGCTTGAGATATTTCACAAATCTTTGCAACTTGTGCTTGAGAGTACTTTCGCTTCTCAATCTCTTTTCTGAATCTGTAAGAAACGAACTCTCTCATTTCTTCAACATCCATTGGACAGATATAGCTTTCCATTTCAGCCTCTCTATTTGCCTCCCAATCATCTTGTGGAGCATAAGGGTCAAAAACCTCATTCATCTTTCTTTCTCCGTTTTCTGGAAGTGTCGATTAATGAGTCTATGTTTGTTGCTCTGACAGTTTCACGAGTACCATTGATATAGGCATCAAGATGTGCAATGACTGTGCTTAAGTCTTTAGCCCAAACTTTGTAAATAACTACGCCATCATCATCAATGACTTCACCATAGTCAACTCTACAAATGTTTTTCTTCATCTTACATACCTACACAATTTCTGTGTGTGATAAAGTGTTCAACACCATCCATTGAATCTTGAGAGACATGCTCTTTTACGACTTCAATCTCAGCAATCTGCTCAGGACTCAAGATATCAATGTTTTCAGTGACCATCATATCCGATACGTCAAGGTAATAATCACCCATTACACGATAATTTAGGTCAATAATCTTATCTGTCAAATCCTGAACTGTCTTATCAGAAATTGGTTTAGTCAACTCTCCAGCCTTAGAAACAACCTTCTGAGCAACCTGACAAGCTTCTACCCTAACATTATTGTAGTCAACTTTTGGCATATCTGCATAAGCATTAAAGCTTAGTGCTGCAAATAGGCATAGCACAATCTTTTTCATAACTACCTCCAAAACATAGCAAGTTCCTATATCATATTTTGTATATGGGTAAGTATACTTGCTATGTTTCCTTTGTCAACAACTTTTATTCATAATCTCGTATAACGAGACCAACAGGGAACTGCAAAGACCCCTTACGAGTCATCTTCTGGAACTGAACCGTTAAAGGCTTCCCGATAAACTCTTCAGGATGTTCAGCAAGATGCTGCTTCTTCTCATGGGTAGTTTTCCATGAAACATCTACAAAGACGTTAGGAAGGGTCTCTACAACGAACTTACCGTGACCACGTTTATCAGTCTTGACAGCAGTTACTATGAACTCCTGCGTGTGCATCTTCTTGTGTTTAATCAAGAAGTACGAACGGTGACCACACTCATAGAAAGACTCTTCTGAGATTGAACGGTACATAGCCCCCTCAAACTTCAGCTTAACCCAATTATCATGAGCTTTGTCGAACTCTTCCCAAGAGTTAACACGGATAGTTTGAACAGGTACAACCCTGCAAGCATCCCCAAGTTCAACAATTGGTGAGTTGTCAATGATTTCACGTCGCTCAGGCCAAGACTTGGTATTGTCACAGATATCATACCAGTAGAATTTAAGAAGGTGACGGTCTGGATTGTCAGCATTCTTAATCATGGATACAATATCTTCTAAGTCCCAACCATGAGCATAAATCTCACCATCAAAGTCTTCAACTTGTGGGTGGCACTTCAGCATTAGTAACAAATCTGGTATTAGCTCTGCTGGGACGTTATAAACAGTGTTCTCACGAGAATAAGCCGTGAAGCTTACTGTGTCAACATCTCTTGAAATCCTGCACCGAACGCCATCAAGTTTAGGTTGTGCGTCAGCAGGAAACTTCAGATATTTTTCGTGGCTAATCTTTGCAGCATCATGAGCAAGCTGTACACCGACCTTTTCAACATTCTCTGCTTCAGATTTAGTGTAAGCATAACCTTTACGGTCAACTTGCTTCTTATACTTTGCAGCTACCTCAAAGAGAGCTTGCTGTTCAGCATTACGCTCATTCTTTTTACCGATGTTCTTAGGTTCTGCTGTGTACTCTTCAAACATCATCTTGCCATTTTCTTTGCCATAAGTCGTGACTACTTTATCACCTACAGCAACACATGACCAGACGTTAAAAGAACCATCTTTATTTTGTTTGTACAGAATTGTCATTTACGTTTCCCACCAATTTCTACATCAATAACTTGTGTGTCTCCACAAACATCAAACTTATGAATGATATTCTCTACAGTGTAAGTCCAACCATCAATCCTTACCCATTCACCTTCTCGTGGCACTATTGGGTTACGTTGTGCTACAGTTGTAGTTGAGTGAACAACGTCATACTTATAGATAAAATTTACCAGAACCTGCATATCAATATCCTCCATCAAAAACTGTGGTGTGTGACTGACTATTCTTCCCATACTTGTAAGAAGTTGTAGTCTGAGAATTTGGGCAGCGAACTACAATAACATCCCTGCTAATGGCATCACCATTAAGCTTATAAATCTTGCAGTCTTGCATTTCTGGAGGAAGTCTGTAAGAGGCATCCTTATTCTCATAAGAAGGGTTGCACCCCACCAGTAAGACTACTAAAGCTGGTATCAATAATTTTAACATTTTAAACCTCTCAATAAAATAAGTCTGAAGCTTTTGAATTTACAGGATTCAAAGAACCTTCGTAATGTTCTTCATAACCCTCTTGGCAGATATTATACAGTTCTTTGAATCGGGTTTCATCAACTGGTTTAACATCTTTCTTAGCGCATAAGAAGAGATACCAATCATACCCCAAATCCCTGCACCAAGCCTCTGAGACAAAAGCTATTGATTTGTCTTCATTCTTGAAGATTGCTAAAGCTTCTTCTTCTCTACTGCTCATTTTTGGTGTCTCCAAAATTCAATGTCAATAAGTTCCTGTGCAATACTTTTCAGATTCCCTTTCAAGAAAACCTTCTCACTACCAGAAAGAGAAGTGTTATCAATGAGTCTGTTCATCCTCTCAAACAACTTCTGCTTACGGTTCTTAATAGTCTCCTTTGAAGCATCTTTCATCATTGCCAGATGTGTTCTTCCACGGTGGCTCATAGTAAACTCTCAATATCTACGTGCTCACCTTTTAAGTAGCCTGTCTTATCTTTTGCAATTTTCCCACCAGCAATAAAGATATCTACTTTACGCAGAACTTCAGGGTTTACCTTCAAATTTCTAGAACCACTGCAAAGAGCAATAAACATACCTTCAATCTCTTTTTGAGAATAACCTGCACACTGCAATTGTACTTCAATCTCTGAAAGTGTCATGTGACCTCCTATATAAGATATAGTATAAGGTACTCTTCCATGAGCACCTTGTCAACTAAGTTTTGCAAAATCCCCGTGGAGTTTTATAGCAGCTTCACAGTAAGCTTCATGGGCTTCTTCAGGTGTGTCATAAGTTCCTATATGTATCTTCTTACCTTTGTAGCTTATTTGTGCAACCCACCTTCCAGTTCTCTTCTTTCTGGAAACCCCTTTGAATCCAGATTTGTTTGTCAGTAACTTACCTTTATTCCATGCACTTTGATAATCATCAACAAGTCTTAGATTAACAAACCTATTATCCAGCGAGTCTCCGTTTTTGTGGTCAACTATACCATCTGGGAGTTCACCATACATATACAGCCATGCGAGTCTGTGTGCTTTGTAACTCTTTTTGTCAACATAGATAACCAACTGCTTGTGTTTTGAAGAGTCTACTTGAATGCTGCCAGCTACTTTCCCTGCATACCTACTATTAAAAACTTTAACAGAACGTGTATTCCCATCTCTTGGTAACCAAGTAAAGACCCCTGTATCGGGGTCATATTCTAAAAGCTCCTTTAAACGATTTTTTGTAAGCATTTCAACACCTTAGTGAACTTCCAACCAGCTCTTACCAACTTTACCAGTACCTGTTACCAAGGTTTCTTTCCTTAGTCCAAGGTTTTTAGAAGCTTGTCCGTACATCCAGTCAGTAATAGCCTTAACTTCTTGAGTCATACTTTCTGGACATTCCCAACTATTTTCGTCGTGGTATGCCAGAAGAAGTCTAGCTCCAATAGCTGGCTTACGCCCATTTAGTTTCATCAACCCTTCATCATATGCTCTACGACATGCAAGGTTAATTGCTTCATTCTGGACTTGACTTTCTGAACCCATCAAAAGGTAATTTAACAGCTTGTGTGGAGACTTACACCACAGCCAAGCTCCAGCAACCTTCACAAAACCACCTTTAGAGATTGCAGCAGTTTTACCAAACACCTCTTCAAGTGCTTTCTTAGTTGCTTTGAAATCAGCTTCCAAGTTGTCTAACAGTTTCTTAATCTTCGGCAAACGCACAAAGTAAGTCTGTTTAGTTAATGCACCTTCCTGAGTGGTAGCTGCTTTAATGGTCTTAGCAAACTTTTCATCACCTGCACCAAACAACAGTGCATAGATACCATTCTTAGCTTTCTTACGACCCTTACTAATTTCGTGAAGAAGATTTTCATCCTGAGTCATACGACAAGTCAAGATATCCTGCTCATCATTCAAACTAAAGTAGATGCTGTTCAGTGTATGAGCATCAGTACCTGAGTAAACTACATACAGGTCATTTTCGTGGTCATAACGAAGATACTTGTCAACTTCAGGGTTCAAGTATTCATCAAAGTGTTTGCAATAGTAACGACCATCTTCTTGACGAACAAACTCAATCTCTTCTTTACCTTCAGTTACAGCCTTTGTGAAATCCTTATCACCCATAAAGTTACAAAGAAGAACAAGCTGTGCAGAGTTCATATCTACAGAGACTACGTTTGTCCCTTCTTCACAAATCCAAACTGCCCTCATTGGTTCCCCATAAACGGCAGCACCAGAAGGTACGTTTACAATACCATACTGCGTCATACGTCCAGTAGATGTACCAAACACCATTGCACCAGCACTCAAACGACCATCTGGACGAATCTGGTTCAACCAGCCCTTTTCATCATCTTTTGAGTTCTCAATAGTTCTGCGTCGGTGCATCAAAGTATAGTACTTCGCAATCTTCTGTCCAAGTTCACCTTCAATGGTGTCATAAGATGATTCAGTCAGTTTTGGTGAAGTACGAATCAAGCAAGGTTCAAGCAAGTCTGTGTACTTTTTGACAGACCAGTTATGTTCAATGTACTGAATACCTTCGTGCTCAACATAGTTCAATCCACAACGCTCAACCATTTCATCCCATTTTGGGTGCTTGCGAATCATTTTCTTGTTATCTTTGAATCGACAAACTTTCACAGGACGACCATCTGAATCCTTCTTGTAATTCCAATCATCAGGAATCCAACCTAAAGTCTTCAAGTAATCCTTAACAACAGCCACCTGAGTCATTCGTGACACTTCAAACTCAATAGGTGTATACGGTGCATCAATCAATCCTGTGTATCGACTTGATTCAAGACCAAAGTGATTAACTACATGGTTGTTGTAGTACTTCACAATCTTCACTGTCTTAACTGGCTTCCAATCTTTGCACTTCTTATCCACTTTAGCATTTAACTCATTGCAAACTGCACGAGCATCTTTCATCGCTACAAAACCTTCTTTGTACTCTTCTCCAGTAACGGTGTTAGTTGGAGTGTAGCAATTTCTTTTTTCAATGCTGAAAATCTTTGTAGTTGGTTTTCCATATGGCTTGATAGGGTAACTTTGCATCTCACCATTACGAACCTGCTGACGATATTTTGTCTTAGGGTACTTTGTGATTCTCTTCAAACCATCTGCACCACCAAATGTCTCTACGTACTCATTCCATGACTTGGCAAATTCTTCACCAGTAACTTTACCTTTTGTTTTGATAGTTGGTGGTAAGAATGGTTCTACCTCAGAAGCTAAGTCAGAAGTCATCTTATCCAACTCTTTGATACAACTTTTCATTTTGTTGATATCAGCTTTCCAACCATTGATTGCTTGCTGACTCATCCAAAAAGATGTTTCCTTGGCTCTCATGTATGTTTCATAAGTATCAACACCACACTTCTTCAGTTTTAGATACTCATTATCCATAGCCCTTTTTGCTTTGGCGTTAATGCGGATATCTTCAACAACACGGTTAAGGATTTCTGCATTCCATACACCCCACTCTTCAATCTCAGGTTTACGAACACCAACACGAGCACCCCACGCAGCCAATCCGTGAGCACCTTTGTAGCCTTTTGGTGTTGGCCTATCCATCCACTGAACGCGAGACTGAATAAGTGAGTCTTGGAAGAAATCACCCCAAGGTTTACACTTTGGATTATCAAAGTTCCATAAATCAGGTGCAATGTGGTTAAACACCCACCAGTCATAACCCAGACCATTGTGGATGCAAAGTCTTTTTGCCTTTAAAGCAAACTCAACCCCTTCTCGTAAGCCACCTTTAATGTATTTGGTATACTTGTGACCAAGGATAGGTTCATCAGTGAATACCCAAACAGGAGGTTCGTCACTGTCATCTTTGTAATCTGCAAAGGCCATAACGTGAGCTTTTGTGAACTCAAGCAACAACCCATCAGTTTCTGTATCACCAACTAAATGCAAGTTTTCAAAATCTACATTTTCCATTTTAACTCCCTCTCAAATCAGTCTGGTTAATACACTACTCTACTTTTTTTGAAAAAGCAAGTTGACAAAGCACTTGACAAGGTGTTAATCTTTGCGAAGTGGGTTTTATCTTAATAGACTCCCTTTACAGACTTACTATACAGATTCTTTAAAACCCTTAAAAGACTTTTAATAGCCTTTTAAAAGCTTTAAAGTATACGTATAGAATACGTAAAGATAAGAGATTAAACTCTTTATAGAAACTTAACAGAGGCAATCATGCAGAGGATGTACGTTCACCCAGATATCTTGAATTTCATTGAGGCTCTAGAGAAAATCGAAAAGCTTGACTTAGAATCACAGAAGGAGTACGCTTATCAACATCGTCGTATGGTTGATGTTCAGCACGAGATAGAGTTGTCTGAAGGATATGACGAAGAAATGAAGTGCTCAGTCTTTGAGCATATGAAGGAGATTTCTTCTGAGAGGCGTAAAGCAAAAGATACAACATTTTTGATAGACACCTTAAAAAAGAAGTTGCAAAACGGAACAGACTTAGTTAGTCTAGCAACACTTCTTCAAGATGCAGAGAGTACTTGGGATAGGCATTACTTCCCAAGGTCTGAAAAAGGACTTGACTTCTCTTCACAAGAAAGCTTAAGATTATCACGACTTACTATTAACAAAATGAGAGAGATTAAAGATGAAGACTGTAAATGAGATTCTGGAAGAAAAAGGTATTGACGAAGCATTCATGCTGAACACTGTTGAGACTCTTGCTATCATTATGCGTAGCAACTCACTGTCAGGAAAATTTATCCCTGAATCTCTGCGTGTTGTAAAAAACGCTGTAGAGAATGACGAAGATTTCCGTAAAGAGGTCGAATACCTGCTGTCTAATAAGACTGATGCTCTGAAAACCATCCTCATTGGTGTTGATGCTTTTGCAACATATATCTTTGATGAAATGTATTCAGGTGGATACATCCAGATTACTGAGCAGGGTATTAAAGAGCTTGATAACATGAGTGATGAAGAACTTCTGAAAGCTATTTGTACACCAGTTGCTGCTGTAATGGCATCACTAGAGAAGCGTATGAATGATAAGTCACCACGTTATGCAAAACTGGATTGGGGCTTTGATGAAGTATCTAACAAGGCAATTCAGTATGCTGATGAGACAATGAATAAGCTGTCAGAGATTACTAATGGTCTCTCTTTAGACCCTATTCAGGTTAAGGTAACTTCACTGTTAAATGCTATCTTTAGCATCATGGGTATCCATGCTTTACTTGAAGTGTCAAAAATGTTAGAGTCTGACCCAAGCTTTGTAGAGAGCATTTCACAAGGTGCTCATACAGCAGCACTCGGGGATGTATTCAGTCAAACTGGTGCAGCAGTCCTTAGCACCAAGATTGCAATCAACTTCGGTGAAGAGTTTGTTCAGCAGTTAGAAGCAATGTCTGAGCGTGAACTCACTGGTTCTAAACTACAATAATTGTGGCATACCCTTAAGCCTCCTTAATTGGGGGCTTTTTATTATGGAGTGACTGATATGAAAAGTGTTATTGCATTTACTGGAAAAGCTCGTTCTGGAAAGGATACGTCTTGCAGTATTGTAAAAAATCTATTGGATGAGGCTGGATACACTGTTAAAGTGTTTGCGTTTGCCGATAACTTAAAAGCAACTGCCGGATTTATCTTTGACTTGAACTGGCAAGACCTATATGGTGATACGAAAGAAACACCTAAAAAGTTTAGCTTAGATTTTGACAATCTTAACTCCCGTGTGGCATGGGCTTTCAATATAAACATGAAAAGCAAAGGCATACAAGATGATGCAAAACTTTGTGGGGAAATCACAGACAGGCTTATCAAAGAGCTAAAGAAAGTTGGTAAACCTACATTGCGTACAAAGCTTGGTTTGAAAAATGAATATATGATTTCCTCAAGACAAATACAGCAAGTATGGGGTAGTGAGGTTATCCGTAAAATTCTTGGAGAGCGTTTCTGGATTACAGATTTGGCAGAACGTATTGAAAAATTCTATGGAGATTGCGTTAAGAAAAGTCACATAGGTATTGCACTGATATGTGATTTAAGGTTTGATATTGAAGCTGAGTTCCTTCAAAGCTATGATAGCCAGATAATTGAGATTACAAGAAAAGATGCTATTCAGGTTGCTTCCCATAGTTCTGAACGTGGTATCTCCACTAACTTCTCTCGTGATATTATCCAGAATAATGGAACGATGGAAGAATTAGAGAGCAAACTTAAAACCATTATCAATCTGTAAAAGGTGTTGAAGATGAGAGAGAATAACTTTAAAGTAATTGACCACCGTACAGTGGAACTCTCATCTCTTTCCAAAGAAGTTATGATGGAGCGACTTGAAAGGGTCGCTTCAAGAAGGAAAGAGATTGCAGAAGAAATCCATGAGCTTGACAAGATTGAAAACGGTCTTAAGGCAGAACTACAACGAAGAGGTGTGAATGGCTAAACAGAGAAAACTGAAAGATGCTGGAACATTTGTAGGTCACTGTGCATGTCCACGCCCTCAATGTTTATCTTCAGATGCAGGTTCTATATATCGTCATGATGACGGTTCATATTCAATGACATGTTTCAGTTGTGGAAAAGGTTTTCCAGAGTGGGATTTTGATAAAGGGCAGATTGTGAGTACTCATACTTCAGGTTCAGAGAATAAAAACCGTACATTTCGTGGTATGGATTTGGATGATGTGAAAGAAAACTTAGAAGCAATGGATTTAAAAGACAGGAAGATTCCTGCAAAAGTCCTTGAGCGCCTTGGTATTAAAGTTGATATTGATGATAACGGTGACATTGATGCGCACTTCTATCCAACATACAAAAAAGATGAAGATGGTAAGTTGCAACATGTAGGTTATCGTGTTCGTCACAAATATCCAGATGACTATCACAAAGAGCACTTACGTGGGAAGTTGAAAGATTTTTCTGGTGGTGTCGGAGATATTAAAGGTGAACTGGCTATGTTCGGTTCATGGATTGCTCCAGAAGGTGGTAACCGTCTTTTCATCTGGGAAGGTGAGATGGAGTGTGCCACAGCAATCTACATGACTTCTTTAGCAATTAAAGATAAGTCTAGACGTAAGAATTACTGCCACGTTTCTGTACCATCCGGTGCTAATGTTAAGTCTATCAAAGAGAACTATCAGTATATTACTTCCTTTGATGAGATTTACCTATGCTTTGATAATGATGAAGCAGGGGCTAAAGCAACTAAGGAAGCTGCTGGTATCTTACCTATTGAAAAAGTAAGACTGTTCCAGTATCCTGAAGGTATTAAAGACCTTAGTGAGTGGTGGACTAAGTTCTTCAAAGACAAAGATACAGTCTTAGAAGGATTTAAACAACGAATCTACAATGCACCTCGTTACTGCCCTGCTGGTATCAAGAACTTTGCAGACGGTTTCGATGCTATGAAGAACCGTGGTCAGATTCCTTTAATTCCTTTCCCAGATTCTTTCGGGGATTTGAATAAGCTGACTTATGGCGGGTATGGTTTAGGTGAGATTACAACCCTTGCTGCACCTTCATCTGTAGGTAAGTCTGCGTATACTCGTGAAATGATTTACAAAGCATGGAAAGATACTGAGTACAACATTGGTGTGATTCCTGTAGAGGATACTTACGAAGAACTTATGGAAATGCTCTGTGCAATCCATCTTAGTAAGCAGATTTCAGAGATTCCTTACGATGAGCGTAATTGGGATGAGATTAAGGTTGCACATGCTGAGTTATCAAAAGGTCGTCGTATTCACATCGTAGACCACCAAGGGGCAATTGACCAAGATAACCTGCTGGAGTTTGTTGACTATCTGGTTAACAGCCTTGATTGTAAGATTATCATTCTTGACCCTATTACATTGGCGCTGTCACGCTCTGATACAGATGAAGAAGAAGTTCTGTCTGAGTTACTTCGTCGCTGTAAGCGTTATCAGTATGCTCAGGTAAACGTGTGTCACGTTCGTAAGAGTGCAGGTGGTCAAAAGGCCAACTCGGAAGGTGGTGATATTTCTGAAGAAGATATCAAGGGTTCTGGTGCATACTTCCAGATTTCCATGAACAACATTTTACTTATGCGTAACAAGGTTGACCCAGACCCTGTTAAAAAGAACTTGACAAAAATCAAGTTAACGAAATGTCGTCGTCATGGTAAATCAACTGGTATTGCTGGTCACACTTGGTACAATCCAGATACAGGTCGTCTTGTAAAGGCTGCTGGATGTGGTGTTGATATTGATGGTGCAGCAGAGAATATTCGTCAGCAGTTCGGTATTGGTGAGGCTGAAGACCATTATGATGACTCTATGCCACACTATGAAGATGTTGATTTTGACCGTGAATCTGGAGAGATTTACACACAAGAACAACGTGAAAGCTCCACCATTCCACCTGTGATTAACGAGGATAATGATGACTGTCCGTTCGAAACTGATTGATAGTTATCTGAAGGAGGGTTTTGAACCCTTCTATTCAGAAGAAAGTAGAAAAAATTTTGTAAAAGAGTGCTTGACTAAGGTAGAGCAGTTCGGTAAAGTACTCATCAACAAGGGACATGAAGTAAAGTTTGAGCACTTATCAAAAGATAATGTTGAGCAGTTTGCATTAGCGATTGATGGTTTATCTACAGTTTACATCTTTACCTTGACTAATAAACATTTTGAATATGAAATATATCGGAGAGATTCATGAAACATTCTAAAGCATTCGAGAAAGTATTTGGCGATTCTATGAAAGCAACTGCTGGTAAACCTGCTGAATACTATGTACAGAAGCGAGTTCGCATGGGTAAGACGGCTCGTAAAGCAGCTAAGAAATCTGCTTAAAGTGTTTGACAAGGGAGTACGAAGTCTGTAAGATTGTACTCCTTGATAGTTGAGTTGAAAGTTAATTTGAGAAAGAGGTATTAAAATGTCTAAAGTTGTTAAAATGAAAGCTCCGGTAGAGAAGTACAATGGTCAAGAACGTGAGACTCTGCGTTACCTGCTGAAAGATGTTTGGTTCTATTACCTGAACACTATTCCACGTCCTCAAAAGGGTAAATCTGTGGATAAGCATTTTCCGGGCAAAGATTGTAACTACAGCGTTTCAATTCTGGCAAAAGATGGTAACAAGCTCTTTAAAGAGTTCACCAAGTCTAAAAAGAGTCCTGAAGGTTGGGATAAAGTTACTACAGAGGCTGTTGATGCAGACGACTTCGAAGAGAAGTTTGGTTGTGAGCCTCCGTTTGAAGCTGACACCTATCACATCCTGAAGGTTAGCCGTTCAGCAGCATATAAAGACGGTGCTGTGTGGTCAGCAAAACAGAGTTTCCCTGTAATGCTGGTTGAAGAAATCAACGGTAAGCGTGTTGCAGTTAAGCAGCCTATGAAGAAAATCAAGGCAGCAAAATCTGATAAGCACGATGATGATAAGACTTACGATGTAATTCATCCAGATATTGCAGTTGGTAACGGTTCATTTGGTAGTGTGATTCTGGCGACTCACTTCTACACATTTGAAGGTAACGTTCTGACTAAGCCAATTCAGGAACAATTTATCATTGATACTCTGGTTCCTTACACTGGTGGTACTGGTGGTGCTACTGAGACTGAACTGGATGAAGATGAACTGGCAATGCTTGGCCTTGCAGGTGTTGAAGACAACGGTGAAATCACTGAAGAAGATGCAAAAGATTCTGGTGATGAAGGTAAAGGTGGTGATGACGATGACGACGACCTGCCAAACCCAGATGATGACGACGAAGATGATTTCGAAACTGACGACGAGTAATAGTCAGTAACTACTACAAAGCCCTGTACAGACGTATGGGGCTTTTTCGTATGGAGAGTACAATGGAACAATACACCTTAACAAAGCTCCCAGAGAGCGTTACACACGTCTTTATTGACTCTGATAGCATTGCTTACAAAGGTGCTTGTGTAGTTGAAAAAGCAAAGTACAAGTATGTGAATAAAATCACTGCTGAAGAATCCGACGCTTTTGATAGTGCAAAACTGGCAGCACAATGGCTGTCTGACCAAAGAGTTTTAACTGAAGAGTTAGGACTTGACTTTGATGAAGATGAATGGGAAAGACAGACTTGGAAGGAGGCTAAGAGTGAAGCTGAAGCAATTATGGCTACACAGCAAGTTCTTCAGGAGTGGTTGAAAGTCGTTGGTAAAGAGCGAAAATGGATGGGTTACCTTACTGAGAAAGGTGTTCACAAACACAAGGATATCAAAGGTCTTGAACACCAATACCAAGGTAACAGAAAAGAAGCTGTAACACCTACACACCTAGTTGCTTGTCGTGAGTATCTTCTGTCACGACCAGAGTTTAAGCTCCTAAAAGGGGGCTTCGAAGCAGACTCTATCGTTATTGCAAAAGCTGAGAAGATGGGTAAAAAAGCTGCTCTGATGAGTATTGATAAAGACCTTCGTCAAGCTGAAGGAACTTACTGTATTGATATGACTTATGAGAAAGCTCCATTAATTTTCATTGCAGATAATAACGTTGGTGAGATTTGGGATTGTCCTATCAAATCTAAACCTAAAGCTAAGAAGACAGTCGGAGTAGGTTTTAAATTCCTCTGCTATCAAGCTGTAGCAGGTGATAATGCAGACAACTACTTTGGTTTAAAAGGTGCTGGTAAGGTTGCAGTGATGAATGCACTGGAAGGTAAAACTACCTACAAAGAGTGCTTAGACGCAATCTATGAACTTTATGCTAAGAAAGAGTCATATACTTATGAATCGTGGGATGGTCAGATTGTGACAAGAACTCCACTAGAACTAATGGAGCAGCACTTCTGGATTGCTTATCAAGAACGAAATCCTAAAGATGATTTTACGTTTAAAAAATACAATTGGGAGCCAGTTATGAATGAAGATTAAAGGATTTGGAAATTGCCCTGTTTATGGACATTGGATTTCACTGTGCGGGGAAATTGACCCCGCTAACTATTTTGGTTTTGTCTATTTAGTATACTGTAAGAAAACTGGACAATATTATATTGGAAAGAAACAATTTAATAATGTCACTAAGAGGAAGGTTGCTGGAAAGACCAGACGTAAAGTCGTGACAAAAGAAAGTGATTGGATGACTTATCAAACATCTTCTGAATACATTAAGAAGGATATTGAATCTTTTGGTGAAAAAGAGTTTGACTTCTACATCATCCAGACTTACTATACGCGAGGTGGCTTAGTTTATGGCGAAGCTAACCTACAACATAAGTTTGACGTCATGACAAAAAGGATTGACTCTAAGCTTCGACTCTTCTACAATGCAAACATTGCAGCAATCAAGTTTCTTACAAAAGAGACTTATGATGAAGCTGAGAAGAGAATCACTAAAATCATGAAACTTAATGAGAGAGTTTAAAATGTTTAATAAAATCAAAAATGACCATGTTTCTAAAATCCAGAGTGGCGTAGCAGCACTGAAGGAGACTATCAATAAAGCTAAGTCAGCTACAGAAGCTGAGATGGATGCTCTGGAATCACAAATTCAACATCTGTTAAGCAAACGTGTTGAACTCAAAGAACGAATGGACTATATTGAGTCTCAACAAAAGTTGTTTGAAGATAAGGAGGCTTAATGTTTAATTCCAGAGAATCCGTAAGAAATTGGAATCTACGTTGTGGCAATAATCCAAAAGAACCATACAGCACAGAGTATTGGGAATCACTGAAAAGCCAATCTCTGTGTATGCTTGAAGAAGCTAGAGAGTTAGTCGCAGCAGTAGAAGCCAAAGACCCTGTTGAGACCCTTGATGCTCAAGCTGATTTGCAGTATGTACTTGATGGTTTAATTTTCCTGACACAACATGACCATGATGGTGCTATCAAGGCTGTTTGTGAAAACAACAACCTCAAATACACAGACGACTATCAAGAAGCTCTACAGCGAATGTTTGATATTGAGAAACGTACTGGTGATGAATGTTACCTGCGTCAATCAATCATTGAAGGTAAAGAGTGGTTTGCGATTATTCGCAAGTCTGATGGTAAGATTATGAAACAGTCTAATCTTCCAAAAGTTCAACTTGAAAGTTTTATTGCAGAAGTTGACGCAAAAGAATTATTTGTGGTAACATCTGACACATGCGTTATCTGCCAAGGACTGATTGGAAGTCTTGGTAGTCTTGGCATTAAAAACTTTTCTAAAGTTGAACCAATCTCTTCAAAAGCAGATAAAGATTTCTGCCGTGAGAATGGATTATGGCTTGCGGATATTGTGTACTATGATGGTGAGAAGTTCCATGTAACCTCATATCCGAAATTGAATTATGATGCAATCAACCTCAAGCAGTGGTTGAAAGGAGTCGGTTATAATGGATTCACAGAACATTAATAAAGGTGAAGAAGTGGTGGCAAAAAGCCACTTCTCCAACTACAACCTCTCTATGACAGTGTTTATGAATGATTCACTGTTAGACAAGTACGGAGAGAAGCCAGAAACGATTCTGGATAATGAACAAGTATTAGCAGCAGTGTTGTATAAGTATGGCTTAAATATTGATAAACCGTACTCTTACGAGATTTGCCAGCACAGAAATACTTTTGGTAAAGTTGTTGTAGCCCCCCTGTTCATGGGTGTAGAGCGCACAGATGACCAGTGGATTTACTTGAAACGAAACTTGGATAGATATCATGTCTAAAATTAAAAAGTTAACTAAAGAAGAAATCAAAGCTGGTGAAGAACTAGGCAATGATAAGTTTGGTGAGACATTACATCATGGTGACTTTGTAATGTACACTGAAGATTGCAAAGGTCGCAGCGATATCAAATTTGGACGAGTTGTCTGCAAAGTACGTGGTAACTTTTCAATTGCAAGACTTGAAGAAGATATTAGTGAGAAACTTGACATGGCATTCGATGAAGGTAAACGTTACTGGTACATGAATACAATGTCTAAAGGTTCACTAACAAAAGTGTCACAGAAGTTCATTGAACTCTGGGAAAGTAAAAAGATTTTTAGCATTTAATCTCTAAGGGGTCTCTTCGGAGACCCTTTTTCACCTGTAGGATTTAATATAATGATTACTACTATTCGCAAATCAGACGGTACAATCGTACCATTCGAACCAGAACGTTTAAATAAATGGGCTTCATGGGCTGACAAGAGAGGAATTATCTGGTCAGAAGTTGTCATGGAAGCTATGAAGCGTGTCTATGAAGGTTGCACAACAAAAGAAATGCACCAAGCTATGATTGACGTTTGTATTGATAAGCAAACTCAAGAGTACTCTGATATGGCTGGGAGACTACTTCTTGGCATTATCTACAAAGAAGCTTTTGGTGGATTTACAAAGGTTCCTCAATTACTTCCATTTGTGATGAAGATGGAGCAGATGGGGCTTTGGGAGCATATGGATTACACACCTGAAGAGATTGACTACTTACAAGGTCACATCGTACATTCAAAAGATATCTCTTATGGGTATGCAGTACTGAAGCAGTTCCGTGATAAGTATGGAATCCGTGACATTAAAAGTGGTAAGCTGTTTGAGTCTCCACAGTTTATGTTCATGGGTATGGCTATGAAAGCCTTTGAAAGACAGCCTAAACAGCGTCGTTTAGATGATGTTATTAAGCTCTACACATATCTATCTGACCTGAAGATTAATGCTCCTACACCGTATCTGAATGGTCTGAGAGCTACAAAATCTGGCTATGCTTCATGCTGCCTAATTAAAGCAAACGATACTGCTGAATCTCTTGGCATTGCTACAAAAGTAGCTTATGACATGACAACTAAGCAAGCAGGTATTGGTATGCTGATGGAGACCAGAACAATTGGTGATGGAATCCGACAAAATACTATTGAGCATATGGGAAAACTCCCTTATTATAAGCTTGTACGTGCTGCTGTAGAGGCTAATAAGCAGAAGAGTCGTGGTGGTTCAGCTAATAACTTCTTCACTGCATTAGACCCACAGATTGAGGATTTGCTACGCTTGAAGCACCCTACAACGGTTCCTGCAAAGCGTATTAATGAAATGGATTACTCATTTGGTGCAAATGATTACTTCTGGCAATGTGTACAGTACGATACAGATTGGTTGCTATTCTCTTACAAAGATGCACCAAGACTGTATGACATGTTCTACACAGCAAGTGCTGATGAATTTGCTATGGCAGTAGGTCACGCAGTTCATACAGGTGTTAAACATAAACGTGTAAAGGCTCGTGAAGTTGCCAAGTTGTTTATTCAACAACGTTATGCTACAGGACGTGTTTACCCGTTCTTTACTAACAACGCAAACTATCATACACCTTTCAAAGAGCCTTTGAAAATGTCAAACCTGTGTATGGAGATTGTCTTACCAGTTCACGGTTTTGAGGATGAAAGAGACCTGTATAGCTACACAGCCAAGAAAGAAGACGGTGAAGTTGCTCTTTGCTTCCTAGCTAGTTTGGTTGCAGGGAGAATCACAGAAGATGAATACGCTGACGTTGCTTATTATGCTCTTGCAATGGTTGACTCCGTTATTGACCTTATGGATTATCCGTATCCGTCAATGCGTAACCATGTTCAGAAGCGTCGTTCTGTTGGTATTGGCCTTACTAATGTGGCTCATTACCTTGCGAAGAACTATGTGAACTACTCATCAAGGGCTGGTAAAACTAAACTTCATGAGTTGGCTGAGATGCACTCTTACTTCTTGCATGAAGCCTCTCTAAGACTTGCAAAAGAGCGTGGTGTACCAGAGTACATGCAGTTCACTAAGTACCCTGATGGTTGGGTTCCACCAAAGACTGCTAACAAGAAAATTGATGAAAAGCACGATGCAAAACTTCGTTATGATTGGGATGACCTGTCACATCGAATTAAAGAAAATGGAGGTATTCGTAACTCTGTGTTAGAGGCTTACATGCCTAATGAGAGTTCTTCTCTGGCAACTAACACGACAAACGGACTGTACCCTATTCGTGACTTCATCTTAACTAAGAAGTCTGCAACTGGTAACGTTCTGTTTATTGTACCTGATTATGAAGAGTTGAAGTATGTATATGAAATTGCTTGGGATATTGACACATTTGATATGATTGATTGCTATGCAATTGTTCAAAAATTCACTGGTCAAGCTATCTCTTCAGATTTCTATGTTGACTACTCGAAGTCTAAGAAGGTATCATTAGAGCAAGCTTTGAAGTACATGATTTATGCAAACCTTGTTGGTTTGAAGACTATGTACTATCTTAACAGTCGTATCGGTGTTGGTAAATCAGCACTACAAGATGCCTACTGTGAAGGTTGTGGAGTTTAGTTTGAATAACTATGAGGGTCGTAAAAGACCCTCTAAAATTAACTTGGAGAAAGGTATGCTAGATTTAATTCGCAATGCGAGAATACGTAGCAAAGATAACTCACTATATTTATTTTATATTCCAAGACGGTCTTTGTATTATATTGCAGACTTAGACTTAAAAGTTAAGATGCCAGATGGTTCTTGGAAAGAACATATACGATATATTGATTGTTTTAATCCAAAGCAAACATATGCAAGACCACTTGATATGTTCAACAAGGACAAATGGGTTGTTATGACAACAACTGAAGCCAGAAACTTTCTAGATACAGGAATCTTACCAGAATGATTAACCCACATCCAATTTTCTTAGGCGGTGAACGAAAAACTTTCGATTCACTGAATAAACACTATCCAAAAATCTTTGAACTGTATAAGCAGCAGAAAGCACAAGACTGGTCTGAAGATGAGTTCCCATTTGAACAGTCACGTTTAGACTTTGAGAGTGTCCCTCAGTCAATGTCTGGTGTAATGCTTGAGATTCTGAAATGGCAATGGGAAGCAGATACACAGGTTGCTAAGAGTTTAGCTTTTGCCTTTGCACCATTCATCTCTGATGATATCTATGCAACTGCTATCATGAAGCAATCAGAAATTGAGAACCTTCATGCACTAACTTATTCAGAGATTGTTCGTCAGTGTATCAAGAACCCTGAAACAATCCTTGATGAGATTAACCAGAATGCTGCTGTTCAGGACAGATTGAAGACTGTGAACAGAGCACTGGCAGAATTACTTGACGAAGGTATTAACTATCGTTTAAGCTATGTTCGTCAAGAGTTAATGGAGAAAGACCCTTTACACTTCCACAAAGTAATCTTGAAAGGTCTCTTTGCAGTAACAGCACTTGAGGGTATTTCCTTCATGGCATCCTTTGCATGTACCTTTGCACTTGATGCACAAGATAAATTCCAAGGGATTGCACAAGCAGTACAGAAAATTATGCTTGACGAAATCATTCACACAAAGATTGATATCGAAGCATTAAAAGAAACTTTGAAAGATGAAGAGTGGCAAGAAGCTTTCCGTCAAGTACTCCCAGAAATTAAAGTAATTCTGGATGAAGTAGTTGAAAGTGAAGAGAAATGGTCTTATTATATCTTCTCTGAAGGACGTGCTGTTGTAGGTTTGAATACAAAACTTCTTCACGAATGGGTTTACTACAACGCTGCTCCATTGTATGATATGTTTGGTATTCCAAGAGACTTTGTAGCTCCTAAAGAACCACCTTTGAAATATATGATTAAGAAGATGGAAATTGATAAAGAGCAAAACGCTAACCAAGAACAACAAAATGGTGCGTACCTTTTGAATACTGTTGTTGATGATTTAAATTCAGGATTTTTAGAGGTTCCTTAATGACTTATGTAATTTACTCAAAAGATGGATGCCCACAGTGTGTTACTGCTAAGAACTTTGCTCAGGCTCGTGGCTTAGACCATGTTGTAAGAATGCTAGGGAAAGATTATGAGCTAAGTGACCTGATGGATATTGCAAAGATACCTGTTCGTCAGATGCCTTTCATTATGAAGGTTGAAGACAATGAAATGAAACCTGTTGGAACACTACAGAACTTTATGGCAGAGGTGAATAATGCTTAAACGTTTATGGGATGGTTTTGTTGAAGATGCTCCGATGATTGCTCTGGCATTCATGGTTACTAGCCTATTTACTGATTTAAAACAAGGTGCTCTGTTTGGAGCTATGTTAGTATGGGTTATCTTTGAGATATTAGATATCAAACATGATTTGAGCGGAAAGCTTAAAAAGCTTATTGAAAAGTTTTCTAAGTAGAATTAATATAAGGGTCTCTTCGGAGACCTTTTTTGCATTAGGAGTCAGAATGGTTAAAGTACAAATTATTAAGAAAGACGGTTCACTGGAAAAACCAAATGTAAATAAAATCGTCGAAGCAGTTACCAAGTCAGCTAATAGAGTTGGCTACAAAGAGTTACCACTAGAAGTTATTCACGCTCTTGAATCAGCCTTTATGAGATTGCTTGTCAGAGCAACTAATCAGAATGCTATGCTCATCTCTGTAGATGATGTTCACAGTATTGTGGAAGGAACTCTGGCAGAGGTAAACCATGAAATCTATGAGTCATACTCAACATACAGAAACTATCGTAAAGAGGTTGCACAGAATTGGGATGAACTTTACCAGAAAACTAAAGACACACTCTTCTTAGGTGACCGTGAGAATGCTAACTTTGATAGTAGCTTAATCTCTACAAAAGGCTCAATCATCCGTGGATATTTGACAAAAGAAATCTTTAAGCAGTATCACTTGACACCAGAAGAAGCAAGTGCTATTGAAGATGGATTCATTTATATCCATGACCTGAGAGATTTAATCTTCGGTGGTATTAACTGTTGCTTGTTTGACATTGGAAGCGTCTTGAAAGGTGGTTTTGAAATGTCAGGCATCGAATACTGTGAACCAAAGTCTGTACTTTCAGCTTTACAGGTCATTGGTGACGTTGTACTCTCAGCAACTGCACAGCAATTTGGTGGGTTTACTATCCCAGAGATTGACAAGGTTCTTGTGCCATATGCTAAGAAGTCTTTTGAGTATCATCTGGAGAAAGCAAAGCAGTATAATATCACAGGAAGAGGTGGTGCATACCACTATGCTAAAGAACAACTTCAGATTGAGTTAACTCAAGGATTCCAATCTCTGGAAATGAAACTGAATACAGTTCCTTGCAGCCGTGGTGACTTTGCATTCACAACCTTAACATTTGGTTTACTCGAACCGGATATGGCTAGTGAAGATAACCGCTTGCAATTTATGATTGCGAAGACTATTCTTGATGTGAGAATGAATGGTCAAGGTAAATCTAAGAAACCTGTGGTATTCCCTAAACTGGTTTACATCTATGATGAAACAAGACACATGTTAGACCCTTGGCAGGGAACTCTTTATGACAAAGCTATTGAGTGCTGTTCTAAAGCTATGTACCCAGACTTCTTAAGTGTTTCTGGTCATGGTTCTGTTGCAGAAGCTTTTGAGCGTTCAGGTGCAGTCATCTCTCCAATGGGTTGCAGAGCTTTCTTATCTCCATATCATGATGAAGATGGTAAAGAGTTCTACACAGGGCGAGCAAATATCGGTGCAGTATCTCTTAATCTGCCAATGATTTACAAGTATTCTGAAGAGAATGGTTTAGACTTCTGGACAGAACTTGACAAGTATCTTGAGATGATTAGAAGCTTCCATAAAAAGCGTTATGAGATGATTGCTAATATGCCAGCAAGTTCTAACCCTCTGGCATTCACACAAGGTGGTTTGTATAAAGGTCATAAGAAGCCAACTGACAAGATTGGTTGGGATACTGTGAAGTCTTTTACAGCCTCTTTCGGTGTCACTGCATTGGATGAGTTGACAGTCCTTGCACAAGGTAAGAGATTACATGAGTCAGACGGTGATATTGCAAGTAAGGTTTTAAACTACCTGAATGGCAAACTGGAGCAGTTTAAACAGGAAGATGGTTTCTTGTATGCCCTCTATGGTACACCTGCTGAGAGCCTTTGTGGTACGCAATTGAAGCAGTTTAGAAACATGTTTGGAGTTGTTAAAGGTGTATCTGATAAAGAATACTTTACAAACAGCTTCCACATGAATGTTGGTGCAGATATTACACCATTTGAAAAGCAAGACTTAGAAGAACCTTTCTTCCATGCTTGTAATGGTGGTCATATCCAGTACGTTCGTATTGCTAATCCAGAGAATCATAAAGCTATTAGGGCTTGTGTGACAAGAGGTATGGGTAAAGGTTTCTATCAAGGTGTTAACTTTGACTTGGCAATCTGTGAGAATTGTGGTCACCGTCCAAGTGCAGATGTTGAATTGTGTCCTAAGTGCAACTCACACGATATCTCTGTGATTAACCGTGTTTGTGGTTATCTTGGCTGGACTAAGATTAAAGGTACTTCCAGAATGAACGATGCAAAAATTGCTGAAATTCAGGATAGAAAATCTATGTAAGTAGTTGACAAGGTGGTGTAGGTCTTGATAGGCTTACATCACCTTTTTTATTGAGTATGGAATTAACGTATGAGCTATGATTTTTGGCCTAAATTTTGGTTATGGTTTCTTGGGATTGCATTAGTAATTCTGGTAGGTTTTGCTGTGTATGACAGTTACCACACTAAGCTTTGGATGACTGCAAACCATTGTCAGCAAACGTCACAGAGTAGAAATTACCTATACTATATGACAGTCATATCAGGCAACACTACAATCATCGTCCCACAAATCGGGACAGAGTACCTGTATGTTTGTGATAACAACCAAACAATATGGTGGTATTGATGATGATTAAGACATTCTTGTTAGTCACCTTAGTAGGCTCTGTCTTACTAGGTTTCTTGTTAGGGCTTTTATACAACACATTGAAAGGAAAGAGAAATGACTAAATTAAATAAAAATCAAATGAACTGGCTTAAAGACTATGCTTTAGAGTGTGGCTCTTGTGAGAAAACTCACAGAAAATACTCAGAGTTTTACATAGCATGTACTCTTTTAATAACTGACTCTGTTATTGATGACGCAAAGGATGATGACATTGAACTCCCTACGGAGTTGAGTGATAAAGTCTTAGTAGTAACTGGAACATGGTCAGATTCATATGGTACAGAAATTGGTGACATGTCTTTCTACAGTATTCAGCAAACAATGAATCCAAAGTATGTTGCTTTGATGACTCGTGCTCAGGAAGATGAACTGCTTCAGGAATTTATTAAAGAGCATTGTGAAGAGTACGTCACAAAACATGTAAGTTTTGAAGTTGAGGTGTGCTAATGAACTACATGGAAATACGAAAATTCGATACAGCGAACGGTGAAGGTGCTCGTGTCAGTCTTTTTGTAGCTGGCTGCAAACATCACTGTGAAGGTTGTTTTAACAAGGAATCTTGGAAGTTTAATGCTGGTAAAGAGTTTACTTATGCAAACCTTTATGGCATTATGCAGATAATGAATGATGATGGAATCAGTGGTCTATCTATCCTTGGTGGAGAACCACTTGATGATAGGAATGTTCAGACAGTAACAAATATCTGTAAGCGGATTAAAACCGTATACCCAGACAAGTCTATCTGGTTATGGACAGGTTACCAACTACATGAAAAAATTAACTTAGAAGTGATGAAATATGTTGACGTGGTAATAGATGGTAAGTATGATGCTTCTAAACCGACACACAAACCGTATCGTGGGTCTGACAATCAAATACTTTGGAGAAAAGAATATGGCTGGCAAGGCGACTGTCAATGGAGAGCAGAATAGAGCGGGTTTTCAAAGAGGTGAGATTATGACCATCTATTGCAATAGCTCACTGTTTGGAGAGTATAAGGTTAACCCTAACACTCTTGAAGATTGGCAGAAGTACACAAAGAGTCTTTTTGATACAACCGGACTAGACGCTTTAAAAAAGCTTGCAGAAGTTGAAGTTTTCAGAGTAAAATATAAGTCACACATGTCAAACTTCTACGCAACAAATATTGTTGAAGATGACAAAGTAATTTCCGTAACAGAAGAAGAACTAAAACAGTTCTGTATTAAACTTTAAAAGAGAGATATTAAAATGGGAATTTTTTCAAACATGAAAGCAGGTTTCTTAGCAGCTCTAGCAAAAGCAGCAGCTATCGTTTCAATGACTGGTAAGCAGGTTGGAGTAGACGCTTCAGCAGTTGCACAGGTTCTTGCAAGCCAGATTGAACAGCAACCTTACATCCATGTTGGACGTGGTAAAGGTGGTAAGAAGCAAGCTCATCGCCAAACTGGTGCAGCAGCAATTAAACGTGCAGCTAAAAAAGCTCGCAACCGTAAACGTAGTAAGTAAGGATTATTAAAATGGAAAAGATTTATAACACTCGTAAAATTCAGATTTCTATCCTGTGCCAGTTTATGGCTGATAAACACAACTCCCACTATTGTGGTACAGGTTTCCTTACTTTAGGTGGTGGCTACATTAGCTTCAAAGAAGCTGTGAAGATGTACAATGAGCACCCTGAAGATAACAAAGAGTTGAAACAACTGAAGCTTACTTATGACAAGAAGCGTAAGAAGATTGTATGCTTGAACAACCTTATCAAGCCAACTGAAAACGTTTATGATGCAATTGGCGAGGAAGGTTTCTTAAAAGTCTTGAAAATAGCTCAGTAAGCGTATATGATTAGGGAACTGTAAAAGGTTCCCTTTTTATTTTGGAGAAATCATGTACCATTCAAATCTGAAACGTGCTGCTGCAATGTCTGTTCTTCGTCTTGATTTTGATGAGCGTCAAGAGTTCATCGAGTCACATCAGTATGACCCTTCAAATTCTAATCACATGGTGCTTTGGAACCGTGGTAAGTTCCGTGATAGTGCCTTGTTCCAGTACTACCCTCATTACACTATTGACAACCTCTATGAATACTGTGTTGTCAAGAATACTATTGCAACCCTTAATAAGCTTTGTAGATATTCTGGAAAGAAAGCTTTCACGTTAGGCCACCATAAGCCCGTGACAAAAGGTGGAGAGCACCATTGCTCGAACTGGTTTATCCAGACTCAAGAAGATAACCAGAAGCAAGGAGAGAAGCTTCCAGAAGCTCCTAAGATGACTTGGGAAGAACAGGAAGCATATCTTATAAATAATATGCCACCAATGCTTGACAGGGAATACGCATTTCTGGCAATATCTCTCTTGTTGAAGCTTGAGACAGTTTATGAGGCAACTTATCATGGCTAGAGAACAATGGGATATCAAAGAGCTTATTAGCGAAGCTGGAAATGGTAGTGAGATGTATATGATACGTGGTCACGTCCCAGATGCACTTGCTATTGAGATGATAGACCACTACTCCAACGGATTCTATAAAGAGTTTGGAGAGCCAAATATTGAACGTACTTGGACAAAACCAGTACCAGACGGAACAGGAAACTGTTCAGTTATCTACCACATTGTAGACCCAAAGAAATGTAAATCAGCTATGGCTGTAACATTTGTAACTTTTGACTGAGAGAGATATTATGAAAACTACTATTCGAGTTCTACTTAATTCAAATTCCAAAGGTTCTCATCAAGAGACCTTCAACATTATCCAGTTCCCTTCTGGGGAGATTGGTGGTAACTTCTCAGAAGACTTAGTAGACTTTGCTGAACATGCTGCTGGTAAGATTGAAAACGTAATATTCACTGTACAAGGTTATGACAAAGACACACTCTTTGCATTGGCTATGGCTAAAGAGGCTATTGACCGTTTGATTCCTCAGAAAGCAACCATGAAAACTGTTCTTTTTGGATTCTTACCAAATGCTCGCTATGACCGTCACATGTTTAAAGGCGATTCAGCAGCACTTAAAGTCTTTGCAAATCTTGTAAATGCTATGGGGTTTGATGCAGTATGTGCTCTGGATACTCACAGTAATGTAGCAGAGAACTTGTTTAAGTGCTTCTACAACATCCCTCAAAAAGAGGCAGCAGTCCACTTTGCAAGTGACCCACGCATTGATTACTTAGTGGCTCCAGATGCAGGTGCAGCTAAGAAGACTGAAGAGGCTGCTAAAGAGGTTGAGAAACCTTATATCACAATGGCAAAGGTACGAAACCTGAAAACTGGTGAAATCACTGGTATGCGAATCCTTGATGATGTAGACTTAACAGGTAAGACTGTTATGATTCTGGATGATATCTGTGATGGTGGTCGAACCTTTATCGAGGCTGCAAAGTATCTTCGTGAAGCTGGAGCAGAACGTGTAGAGCTTTATGTTACTCATGGGATTTTCTCTAAAGGTGTTGAAAATCTTCTTGACAATGGCATCGACCATATCTACACTACAGACTCACTAGGGGATGAAAAAGACCGTGGTCTTTCCCACTTCTCACAAGTGACAGTAGCAAATATTGAATAACAACTTTAGGGGCTGAAAAGCCCCACTTTGAGAGAGATAAAAAGATGACTAAATCACTTTATGCAGTACCAGCAGCACTTAATGCAGATGCCTACAAATCTGGCCATTTCTACCAGTATCCAGATGCTACACAGTATCTTATGCTGAACTTAACACCTCGTGGAGACAAATGGTTTAACTCTCCGTTAGAGATTGATGGTGTTGTAGCCTTTGGTATTCAGCGTTTTGTAAAAGACTATCTGGTAGACCACTGGAATGCAACGTTCTTTGAACGTGATAAGAAAGAAGCCATTGACGAAATCTTGGAAATCATGAATGGTGTTCTCGGTGCAGATGCTATTGGTCGTCAACATTGGGAAGAACTTCATGACTTGGGCTACCTACCTGTTGAAGTCTACTCTGTAGAGGAAGGTACAATTGTCCCTATGCGTGTCCCGATGATTGTATTCAAAAACACTGTAGAGGGATTCCATTGGGTAGCTGGTTACCTTGAAGATGCTTTCTCTGCTGAAATCTGGAAAGCTTGTACGATTGCAACAATTGCACTGCACTACAAACGTATTTGTAAGCAATGGGCTGACAAGACCTGTGACAACGACTTCCATTTACCTTGGCAGTGTCATGACTTTGCAATGCGTGGTATGTCTGGCTTCACAGATGATGCGTTTAACGCAGTAGGTCACCTGACAAGTTTTAAAGGTACTGACAGCTTCCCTGCTGTATATACAGCTAAACGTGCATATGGTCAGTTTATGAATGTAGGTGAGATTGGTAACTCTGTCCCAGCTACTGAGCACTCTGTGATGTGTGCAAACATCTCATGGAACAGTCTTAACAAAGAGGTAAGTGATTGGCATCTATCGCATTCTGACAACTTACTTGATGCAATGCGTTGGCGTGGTGAGGTAGAAACTTTCCATCGCCTTCTGACAGAAGTTTACCCAACTGGTATTGCAAGTGCCGTATCAGATACTTACAACTTCTGGCGTACTGTTACACAGATTCTGCCAGAGCTACGTAATGTAATCCTGAATCGTGATGGTAAGTTGGTAATCCGTCCAGACTCTGGAGACCCTGTTCACATTGTCACAGGTTACAAAGCCATTGAATGGGAAACTGCTAAGTCAATGTTCTATAAGCACATGAAAGAGCTTGCACCGAACAATACACATCTGCATGACACAATCTTGAATTGTGAAATGTCTGATATTGGCTTTGGGTTCTCTGCTTGGCTAATCTCTGAAGGTTATGAGATGGTTGTTGATAAAGAAGATTTTGAATCTGCTGATACAATCAACCTGATTACCGCTCAGAAAACTGGACAGTTTACTGTGAAGCGTATGCTGACAGCAGAAATTGACGGAGCTATCCACACGCTGTATAACATCTTTGGTGGCACTATTAACTCCAAAGGGTACAAAGTACTGGATGAGCACATTGGACTAATCTACGGTGATTCTATCACTCTGGAAAGGGCTAATGAGATTCTGTCACGTCTTGCTGATAAAGGTTTTGCAAGTTCTAACGTAGTGTTTGGTGTAGGCTCATACACCTATCAGTACCTGACTCGTGACACCTTTGCATTTGCTGTTAAAGCAACTCTTGCACAGATGGATGGTCAAGAAATTATGCTGGCTAAAGACCCTAAAACTGACAGCGGTCTTAAGAAGTCTGCTTTTGGTGGAGTTGTCCCTATGTGGGATGGTGACAAGCTGGTAGCTGTAGATGGTTTTGGCTTTGCAGAGTTTGAAGGTGCAATTGACAATTGTCATAGTGCTTTGAAACTGGTATTTAGCAACTCGCAACCTTATGGTTACATTAACCTGCGTGATGTTCGAAATACTATTGACAAGCAACTTTAAAACAGTATGATAAGAGGCTCCTACGGGAGCCTTTTTAATTTGTGGAGATTACTATGAAAATTAAACAGATGAATGTTAATTTAATCATTGAAGAGCGTTGGGAAAACATCAAGCGCCATGAAGATGGTCATAAGTTTATCAATGAACTGTTTCAAGCAGCACAATCAGAGTTAGCTTCTGAGATTTATACAACGGTTACTTTGAAGGTTTATATCAAAGGTCTTCCACAGAACCATCAAGAAGCTCTTGATTTGTTTCAAGAAGAATTTTACAATCCAAACAAAAAGATACTTGAGAATAGTTTTGCAGTATCTTCGAGTATTGTCCATGACAGGAGTTTTGTCCTATTCAGAACTATAGGAGATAAGGTATGCAAGGTTATTGGTTAGAAATTGTTCTTTCACTCGGTTGTATAGTTGCTTTTGCAGTGTTACTATGCAAGTACTTCTCAGAGACCGAACCTTGTGATGAGTGTGAAGGTTCTGGGGTAGTTGGTATAGGTCATTGTTGCCCTTACTGTAATGGAACTGGAAAGAAATTTAAAAAGTAACTTGACAGTGGCATCTATAAAATTATATAGTTTGCCACATCGACAACTAAGGAGATATTCTTATGCGCATGGTAAATGACCACGCAACGGTAATTAAAAGCTCAAGTACACTGGAAACCTCTCAGGCTCAGATTAAGATGACACCTGAAATGTTCAGTCTTCTAAGCTCAGGTGTTTACACATATAAAGAACGTGCTGTAATTCGTGAATTGTCATGTAACGCAGTAGATGCTCACATTGATTCTGGTAACGTTGATAAACCTTTCTTGGTTCACTTACCAACTCGTTTCGAGCCATTCTTTGAAGTTCGTGACTTTGGTACAGGGCTGACTCATGATAAAGTTATGAAACTTTACATGACCTATGGAGAATCTACAAAAAACGATTCAAATGACTACATTGGTGCTATGGGTATCGGTTCAAAGTCACCATTTGCAATTGCTCAGTCATTCACTGTATCAAGCTATGTTGATGGTGTAGTTAACAAATACTCAGTTTACCTTGAGAATGGTATCCCTCAAGTAACTAAGTTGACTACTAACCCAACTACAGAGCCAAATGGTTTAGCTGTTCGAGTAGCGGTATCCGATAACCGTATCAACAAGTTTCATGAAGAAGCGAGCAATGTATACTCGTACTTTAAAGTTAAGCCAGAGTGTAATGTTGAGTACTATGACATTCTTGAAGCAATGACTTCCATTTCTCGTGAAGATGGTGTCTATGATGCAATGAAGTACAAAGAGAACTGGCGTTCAAATAGTAACAGTGTCCATTTCAATGTAATCATGGGTAATATTGCTTATCCTGTTGAAATGGGTGAGTTGCTTGGTTCAGAGTTTACAAGCATTCTGCCTCAGTTCTTCCGTAGTGCTGTAGACCTTGTTAACATCTACATGCCAATTGGTTCAGTGGCTATTGCTGCATCTCGTGAAGCATTGCAGATGAATGAGACCACTAAGACCAAGATTGTTGAAGCTGTGAAGAAAATCACTAAGACAATCGTAGAAGATGTGGTAAAAGAGATTGCTAACAAGCCAACTCTGATTGATGCTGCTCAAGCCTATGATACCATGAGGAAGGAGGCTCGTGAAATCTTTATTCACGTCCAAGATTCTCTGGAATGGCAAGGCCAGAACTTGAAAAAACTTGAACAAAAACTGTTAGGTATCCGTCGTGGTCAGTTAACTGAAGCAGATGGTTCTCCGTCATTCTTGAAAGATGATGCAGGTAACTTGCGGCTTGACAAAGATGGTAATCCAGTTCCTAATATTGGTAATCTGTATGAACCTGTAGCATACTACAAGTACAGCAGTCTGGAGAATCGTATTCGAGCAACTTCAGCAACTTATTCACAAGATGCAGCAATGTTTAGTATCTTTGGTGCAATGAGTAAAGATAAGTTGAGCAACTATTTGTTCCTTATTAATGACCGTCGAAACAAGAACGGGTCTGAGAAGACAACTGGTAAAAACCAGATTATCCGTGGAGCTTGCCGTGACCGTGAACAGGAAGACTCTAACTTCCGTCGCTACAATGGTATCGCTTTCTTGTTCAGCAGTCAGCAGCAATTTGATGAGTTTGTAGATTTGCATATGCTTGACAAGAGTCTGTTAAGTGTGCATACAATGTCATCTAAAGAGCACCACTATGAAAAACGTACTATTGTACGTGGTGTTGTAAAACTGTATAAAGCATTTATATGTCCAAATACTGACATGATTCGCTATACAGAGGTTAAAGAGAACTTTGATGAGATTGAAGAACCACAACTGTATATCAAAGCACAGAGTGATGAAGTGATTGGTGGAATCTTCTCATGTTCACCAGAACGTGCTGCAACGTTGATGACAGAGTTAACTGGACAGTCAGTTTATGTCTTCCGTAAAGCCAACTGGAAAAAGATTCCTGAAGACTGGACAGAAGTCAATGAACAAGTGATGAAAGATTTTATTGATAATACTCATTGGATTGAGTATCACCGTTACTTGACTCACCAATATATGACTAATAATCATGATATCACTGATTGTAATGTGATTTCTCGAAACTTTATGTTTGCTGATAAGCGTAAGTCCAGAGGCCACATTTACAGTAAAGATTTTAAGAAGACTATTTTCTTAGAGGGGAATGAAGAGGCTATAGAAGCAATGTTTGGACGCTTGGCATATACTGCTGCACCAGTTGCTTACAAAGATATTACCAGCACTCTTGATACCATTCGTAGGAATATGAGAGGTTCTTGTAAGCCAAGAAAGGTTCTGGATAACGCTAAGAAGCGTCTTGAAAGTAAGTTCAAAGATTACTTTGAGAAACGCCGTAAAGAAAACTTCTTGCTTTCTAATCTGGATTGGAATAAAGTATCACCCGTCGAAGTTGGTAAGTTCTTAGGTTTTGATACTAAGAGCATTCCAGAAGACACTGTATGCTGGGATTAAAAATAGTTTGACAGGGGCTGAAAAGCCCCTTAGAATACGAACCACTAAGTAATTTTAAACAACAAAGAGAGATATTGAAATGACTACTAAGACTAAAGCACAAATCGACGCAGAAATCTATGCACTGGTTAAAGAAGGTAAACTTACCAAAACTGCAATTGCTCTGAAGTATAACACTTCAACCCGTTCGGTAGGTCGTGCTGTAGAGCGTCATGAAGCAACACTGCTGTCAGGGAAAACCAAAGCAAAACCTGCAAAGACTCTGAAAGATATTGCAAAGAGTGCTAAGAAAGCTAAAGCGACTAAGAAGGTATCTAAGCAGAAACCTGTTGCAAAAGCTGTTAAAGAAGCAGTCAAAGCAGAACCTGTAAATGCTCTGCATGAAGCAATGCAGAATAACAGCCAGATTGAGTACATGATTACTGGTGATTCTGTTATCATGACTTTCGGTGCAGAGTCTGAGATTGTTGAGTCAACTCATCCTAACTACACTGATATTGTAATGGCTGTTGTTTCAGGTGAGTACAAGAAAGCTTTTGAACTGATGAACATTCGCAAGTCTATTGAGAACTTCACTCAAGGTGCTGTAACCATCAAAGGTGACAACCTGTATTACGGTGCTGTTCAGATGCGCTCAACTCTGGTAGACCGTATTCTGGATATGATGAAGAAAGGTGATAATGGTTTTGTTCGACTGATTGCATTCTTCGAAAAACTGATGGAAAACCCATCAAAAGATTCTGTAGAACAACTTTGGGGCTTTGTATCACACCTTGATGTTGAAATTGATGAAGAAGGTTATATCATCGGCTGGAAGAAAGTCACAACTCGTGGTGGTAAACTGTTTGACTCTCGTACCTGCAAAGTTCCAAATGATTTGGGTAACATTGTAGAGATGCCACGTTGGATGGTTGATAATAACCGTCATGTAACCTGCTCTCAGGGTCTGCACGTTGGTGCTTGGGATTATGTAACTAGCTTCTCTGGTGACACTATCCTGAAAGTTCGTGTTCATCCTCGTGATGTTGTTTCAGTACCAACTGACTACAACGACATGAAAATGCGAGCTTCCCGCTATGAAGTTGCAGCGATTGTAAATAGTCGCCGTGAAGTCATCAAAGAGTGGGATGGTTCAGAAGCACTCCACGTAGTTGTAGGTACTGCTGGTGAACTGATTTCTCAGCGTAAACGTGAAGTTTAATAAGTAAATTCCTAAAGGGGCTGCTTCGGCAGCCTTTTTTATTTGAAAAATGTGCAGGTTAGTGTATAATTGTCTGCATGTTTAACAAAATAGGAGTGCAAATGAAGAAATTTGTTTTAGGTTTGTGCTTATTCTTTACAGCACATTTAGCTACAGCATCTGACTGTCCAGAGCTTACAATCAGCCAGAAAGTTAATATGTTAAAAGCATATAACTATGGCGAAGGGCAGATGGGAAAAGGTTGGGGAATCCCTTTAGCAGCTATAGCCTTACAAGAGTCACAATTAGGTGTCATGTTAGAAAATAAAAAGACTCATGATTATGGTGTTTTCCAGAATCACTTGAAGACTGTTGTAAAGCGTAACAAGGTATCTCCAAAGGTTGCTAAGAAGAAGCTAGTAAGTGACTTCCATTACTCAGCGAAAGAGGCTCATAAGGAGCTATTATTCTGGACTAAGGTTCATGGTAACCCAGATGGAAAGTACTCTATGAAGCGTGTCCTAGCTTCTTATAATGCTGGTTACAAATACAAGATTCCAAAGGCTAGACAATACTCTCAAGATGTGTACAATAACATGAAACTGCTGGCTCAATGTGAGTTTGCAACAAACATTAAAAAGGTAAAATATGAGCGAATCAAAACAATTTGATATGGTTCTGTGTCATGCTTATGATATTAAACCACTTGATTTAGATATCAGTTCTGCAAGTTGGTCAGATATTGCTAAAGCTGACTTTGCAGATACAGCAAGAAATGTTGTGTGTAGCTTTGAAGACTTCCACTCAACAAAGACACAGATTCCTTGTCAGGATTTGCTAACAGGTAAAACTGTATATGTTGGTCGTAACAGCCTTATCTTGGTTGCAAAGAACTTGGAAGAAAAACGTAAAATGGTCTTAGCAGACATTGATGGTGTTCTTACAAGCTTTGACAAGAAACTTAATGCAACTCTGTTAGATGATGGTTCTTACTCACAATATACTAACTTGGTAGACTCTCGCAGAGCTAAACCAACATATGTTTTTAACATCCTGTGTGGTATATCAAGAAATGCTGATATAGGATTCCTAACTGCTCGTGGTGAATCACAAAGAGTTGTCACACATCTTTTCCTGAATGAGAATGTAGACAGTGATTTCCTACTGTTTATGCGTGGATTTGGTGACAATGAGATTAGTGCAGAAAGTTTGAAAGTTCGTATGCTTCAGTCTTGCATTCTACCCTACTATGATGTAGTATGCTTTATAGAAGATACAGTGAAGAACGTGGCAAAGGTTGAAAGAATCTTACCACACATCAAAACAATGCTTGTTAAAAACTGAGAGAGTAAACCATGCAAAACATTATTACAGTAGCTATCGATGCTTCCGGTAACAAATCACAGGTAGTTCGTGAGATTATCAAAAGTAATTTCGATGGTAAAATCTTTCGTGCAGTAAACGTGAAAGCTGATGGTAACATTCGTGAGTATCGTGCAATGTTGAATGTCACAAAACACGTTAAGGGTGTTGGTTCAACTACTGCTCATAAAGAAAATCTGATGACTATCTATGATATGGGTATGGCTTCAGAGTTAGGTGCAAAAGGGATTGTACAATCCGGTGCTCCTTACCGTTCTTTCAATCTGGAAACTGCTCTTATGCTTTCCTTTACAAGTGGTTCTCAAACTACCACTTACCTCTTCACAGATACTGCAACGGTTTCTGCGATTAAGGACAATACCATTAAGGCTGGCGTAGCTGCTGCTTCAAAAGCCTCAACAATGGCAGCAAATGTCCTTGCGAAAGTTCTTGGTTAAAGTTATTATAGAGGCTCCTTCGGGAGCCTTTTTCATTTCTAGGAGAAGTTAAATGACGTTTAAAGAATTTTGTCAAGCAGCTTTTGTAATCATTTTCTTAACAGGTGTTGGTGCTTGGGGAGGTTACACTTACAAGACCAGCCAAGTTAATGAAAAGGAGTTAACTAACCAGAGACTTGTGAGTGTTGCTAAAGATGCTTATCAAGAGGGTTTATCAAATCTTAGCTCCAATTACAAAAATGATTTGAAAGATGTGCTTGCTAAAAACAAACACACCAAAGAGGTATTGAACTATGAAAAAACTAAGACAGTCTTTATTAATGATTGTGCTACTGAGCCTTATGTCAGGGTGTTCAACGAACAAAGTGAACAGTACCTTCAAAAACTCCCAAGTAAGTGAGAGTGACAAGTACACTCAAGAAGAAGCACGGTATGAGGTTAAAGGTACTAAAGGTGCAGACCTTGCAAGTGCTCTTGAGTTTTATCGTGATGGTTACTATGAATGTACTATCAAGGCAAACAATTTGATTGATATGATTTTGTTAGGGAATAAGCAGCAATGACAGAGAAGAATGAAACATTTTTTGTGGAAGGTTATCTTCTGTTACCAAGACCAAGTAATACTTACATGAGATTTGACATTATGCCAACGGTTATGGATGATGTAACTTGTCACATCTTTATGCAGGGTGTTTCTGCACAACTTAAGCATGTTGGAAGAGATTGCAAAATACGTGTTGACAACCATCCTGAAATCAACGAGAATCACTACACATGGTTCGGAGAAGATTCTAAAGAAATCTATGCAGTCCTTAAAACGAGGAAGTGAGGGTTAGTGATGCAACTAGATGGTAAGAATTATGTAGCCGTCTTCTCAGACGGTGAAAAGGAAATTGGTACAGCACAAGTCTGTCACAGTGGTAAAGAGTTTCTCTATGGGGTTGTTGCATTCATTGGTACTCGTGGAGATATGAAATCTTTTAAAGATTGTGTTGACAAGCTTGAAGAATCCATAGAGAATCATTGGTGTCTGATATGGCTTAATGCAGAGAATGTTAAAGAACGCTATGCAAAAGTTGGTATCCATATTGAAAGCATCGAACATGTTGACCTGTTTGAGCTAACTGAAAAGGTGATGTATGAAAGCAATTCTGGTAAGAAGTAAAGTTACACGTCAAGTGTTAGTAGGGGCTATATTTGTTGGACGGGATGAGGTAATACCATTCATGAACCCCTTGATTCACTACAACTTCAAGATAGGGGATTTTAAACACTACCTGAATCCTCTGCTTACAAGATTAAGCTTAGAAGAGTTTAAGTGTAATTACTCTTATGAAGGTGATACATACTTCCAAGAGGTAATATCAAATGGCTGATTTCTGCACTAAGTGTTCTGTTGAGATGTTTGGAAAAGATACAGGAGACTTAAAAGGTCTCTTTACAAAGGCAGAGTTTGAAGCTGGTTCAGCAATGCCAGTAATCTGTGAAGGTTGCGGTGCTTTATGGGTAGACCATGAAGGTAACCGAGTTAAACCATCTGAAGATAACGAACGTTGGGAGCATTACTAATATGGGTATCGTAAAAATTATTAAAGGTGATATCTTTAAAGACTTTGATGGTAAGAAGTTTGATATCATTGGTCACGGTTGTAACTGCATGAACTTGATGGGTGCAGGTATCGCAGCAACAATTGCTAAACGCTACCCAAAAGCTTATGAAACTGACGCTGAAGTTTATGCTACAGTAGGTGGTGAAAACCATAACCCTAAGAATCTAATGCTTGGTAACATCTCTGTAGCACGTTTGAAGCAGGGTCGAATTGCTAACCTTTATACTCAGGTTATCACTGGAAAAAATGCACGATACAATGCCTTAGAAGCAGCTTTACAGCGTCTTAACAACTACTGTAAAGTAAACCAGCTTAAGAAGGTTGGACTCCCTATGATTGGTGCAGGGATTGGTGGTCTTGATAGTATGGCTGTGCTGTCCATTATTAATCAGACCATGAAAGATGTTGACGTATATATGTATGTCTATGAAGATAAGATGTACAGTCAGTTGACTAGTCCTGTTACTGGTTGGGAGAACTTCAGTGAGCCTCAATACTTTGATGGTGTTGCTGTGGTAGGCAAGGATAAAGTTACCCTCAAGGTGAAGCGTAATGGCAAGGTACACACCAGTTACCCTCCGGTTGATAAGTACAATCGAAGTAACGCTCAAGTTACCCACCCGTTACAAGGCCACCACCACAGAGCGGTAACGTTTGGCGATGATGCAAGTGTATATATCAATGCTACTACAGAAGAGTTTGCAGAAGATTATATCACACATGAAAACGTAAGCTATGTTGAAGCACGTAACTAATAAGTCACCTAGCTAGACATAGACAAGCCCTCCAAAGTTTGAGTTTAAAAATCTCAGGTAAGGAGGGCTTTTTCATTTTAAATTTGTGCAGGTATAGTTGCATAGAACTCTGGACAGATTTCTTTAGCTGAACTCCAAAGGGAAAATTCATTTCAAATTTGTGCAGGTTTAGACTCCAAAGAGCTTTTTCATTTTCAATCTGTGCAGATGCAGTTGGACTCCAAAGGGAAAATTCATTTTCAAATTGTGCAGGTAGGTAGCTGTAGGAAACCAGCCCCACCATCCCCTCTTAATCCCCTTCCTCCCAAAAGTCAAGAGAAAAATTTGTAGAGAACTCAAAAATAATTCTTGACTAAATTCCTGTTTTAGTGTATCCGCATACGTGCGTTCTATTCACGAAGCATCGAAAATATTTTTAAAAATTTTGTTGACTTCATAAATCCAGTCTTATAGTATTTGCATCAACGGGAAACATCCCAACAATCCTAAACTGGAGAATCTAAAATGTTATATCAACGTGAGTTAATGATTGTTGACAACAACAAAACAAATAAACGTCGTTTCTATATGCTAATTTGTGATGTTTGGCAACGTATCTCAGAAAAGGATTTTGATGAATATGTTGATACGTCAATCAGTTCAGATTGTTACTTGACAACTCATACAAGACAGTTTACAAGGCATACAGCAATTTATTATTACAACGTTTAAAAGGCTTGACAATGATTAAAGAAAGCGATGTAATACAATACAAAGATTTAGACGGATACCCAAAAATTGGTAAAGTCTTCTATCTCTATAAGTCTGCTATGGGTAATGATTGTATAGCCCTTACCAATGGCGACAAAATAACCATGAAATATTTTATAAAAATTATTGCATAAAGTGCTTTACATGGGGTTTAAAATCTAGTATCTTAAGCCCCAGATAAAGAGCTTTACCAACAATCCTAAACTGGAGAATCTAAAATGAAATATCGTGCGCCTAAATTTATCAACAAAGAAAACTTTCGTAGTATCTTAGAGGAAACTATGAAAGAAAACTTCAAAGGAAAAATAATTGTTGTTCACGCTTACAATTTTAAGTATGATGTTAATGGTAACCGTATTAACCACTACAAAGCTACTATGCTTGACGGTACATTATCCGGTGAAAAAGCTATCATAAATGCTATTGCAGGACGTGGTAAAACTGTGATACGATGCGAAAAAAGACGCTATCAAGGCGGTAAATATGGGTATGAAGATGCAATGTACCATCTTGATAAAATGGGGTATGATATAGAGAAAGCTGGAGTATCTCAAACTATTGGTAGTGATGGCTACGTTACAGTTTTCAAAATTAACTAAATAAAGTCCTTTACATGGGGTTTATAGTTAGATAAGATAAGCCCCAGATAAAGAGCTTTACCAAACAATAACCTAAACTGGAGTATCAAAAATGGCTACTATCAAAAACATCATTGTATCTGCAAAATCTCGTGATGACGCTCGCGCAACTGCTAAAAAATTAAATGGTAAAGTGGTTGACAACGGAAAAGAATCTGCTGTAAGATGGGGCGTGAAATGTGATAAGGAAATTACTTTAAAACGTAGTTCCTATGACCTTTTCAAAGGTGTAAAAGCAATCGGTAGAACTAACGTCTACACGAAGAAAGGTTATAAAATGCACTTATCATTAACTGACAATTTAATCTGATAAAGTGCTTTACATGGGGTTTATAAGTTGCTAGTATAAGCCCCAGATAAAGAGCTTTACTAACCAATAGTCCTAAACTGGAGAATCTTAATATGTCATACGTTGAAGCTACCTTTGAAGTTCAAAAAGAAAAATTCACTATCATCTATGAAGCTGTTAATATTTGTGAAGCATCCCATTGTGTGGAAAATTGGAAGTTTACCGATGAGCACAAAGGCGGGGTTACAATCAAACTTAAAAATCCAGAGCGTAACGGGTACAAATATGCAATTCCACAGCATTACAGCCTTTCACAATTGATGAGTGATTATGCTAAACAAGGCCGCGAAAATCCATCTATAGAGGCTTACAAGAGCTTACAAGATGAATTACAAAGAGATTTAGAGGCTAACAGCTACGTGCTATTTGCAAAGGTAGAAGATAAAGAAGGTAATACAGTATTAAATAGCTTTTCTCTTGCTTATGGCTTCGATTGGTGCTATCTTGACGGTGAAGATTTAGATTCACGATTAGAAGAGGAAGTGTCGAACTCCGATGGAGAATCTGAAGTAATGGAACGTTTAGAAGCCTTGAAAGATTCTGTTATGAATATCTTTAATATCTAAAAGTGCTTTACATGGGGTTATCAAGTTGATAAGATAGCCCCAGATAAAGAGCTTTACAAACAATCCTAAACTGGAGAATCTAAAATGTTTATTGCCGCAAACGTTAGAACTAAATTAAGCCAGCTATTAAGTAATATCCAATTCATTGAATCCATGCGCCGTACATCTGAAGCCGTAGAGTGGTATCATGGAAAGATTAACAAAAAGGAAGTAATAATTTGTGTATGGAACTTTTGTAAAGAATACAAAAAACCATTGCTTCAGGTTGATATCTATGATAACACTAATAAGTCATCGATTAAGACCACTAGAGATATGGTTGATTCATATGAAATTAGTCACACTGGTAAACTATTCCACAAAGGTAAAAACAAATGTTAATCACATACGTTGCAATTTTTATCTCTATTGTGGCGCTCTATAAAGCCTTACAAGCGCACAGTATAGCTAATAAGGCACTTACAAGGGATTTAAAAATAAACCTTGTACGGGGCTTTTTAGAGCGTTTGAACTTAGAACAATTGAAACGTTTAGAGATGAGCTTTCGATTTAAAGCAGAGACATACCGGATTGATAACATTCTAGACGGTGATTTTAAATTAATCAGTGATTATGACATACTTCTAGAGTCAATTCAAGATATAAACCTGAAAGATTATTATATTGTGATAGCGCAAGAAATTAATAAAAAAGAGCTTGCAATGCAGAATCAAAACAAGTAAAGTATTCATCAACGGGGCAAGATAGAAGTCCCAACAATCCTAAACTGGAGAATCTAAAATGTATACTACTAATGACGGTCGAACTTTGAACGTAACTTTAAAACACTATGTAGACGGTGTATTAAACTTTGAAGAGTTAAGAGCAGAACAGCACCTATTAGATTGGCAGGTAGCAGGTCTACAAAAAACCGCCACAGGATATGGAAAGAAAATTCCTACATCTTGGAAAGTTCGATACCTTGGAAAGTTACGCAGAATTTATCAAGATGTTTACAGTAATAGCGGTGTAAGTTACATTATTGTTAGTGGTAAAAAATTGTATTTAGTCTAATAAATTGCTTTACATGGGGTTATCAAGTTGCTAAGATAGCCCCAGATAAAGAGATTTATCTAAAACTAACCTAAACTGGAGACTAGAAAATGACTAATGTTAATCACAAAGAAGTTGCAATTTTGAAAGCACGTTTGACCATTAACCGCATCAACATTGTAACATCAGCAGCACCAGACGAAACACTACATAATATCATCGGTAAAATTCAGGGCGCAGTAGTAGACACAAAACAGCTTAAAGAATCCTTGCAAGATGTAGCAGCAGGAGCTATAATTGACGGTGCTCAGTATGAGATGAAAGAAATGCTGTCAAAGTCAAAAGTAATGAATAAAGAACTTGACTTGAAAATGTTTAGATTTGCTGTTAAAGTGTGGCTATGTGTTGATTTTGATGCAAACTTTGCAATTGCTGATTTCTTTGCAACATGGTTACAGCGTAACTTACCGGTTGAAGTTTTCCGTGAAATCTGCGATGCAATTTATTCAGAGATTTGATTGACATTGCAAAAGCATAGTAGTAGAGTACTCATCAACGGGGCAAGTTAGAAGCCCCAACAATCCTAAACTGGAGAATCTGAAAATGTTTAATATGTTGAATATCCCTGATACATGCCGACTCTTAACACAACTTGATAACCTTGGCAAGCCGTTTTTATATCATATGCCAGATAACACTGCAAAAACTTACAGTTACATTGTAAACCGTTTTACGGCTTATGGTTCAAAGTATGGCTATAATGTCAAGACTCAAAAAGTGACTTTGTTCACAAGTATTGAAGAGTTACCAACTGTTGCCGTTAAACTAATCTTTACAAAGAAAACTAAATAAAGTGCTTTACATGGGGTTTATAGTTAGATAAGATAAGCCCCAGATAAAGAGCTTTACCAACAATCCTAAACTGGAGAATCTAAAATGAAATGCTTTCATGGTACTACACAAGAAAACTTTGTAAACCTTATCAATGGCGGTGATAAACCATCAGGAGCTTGGAATTGCTCTGATATGGATGGATGTTTTTACGTCTACCCTGTTAACAAGTTCTATGATGTAGAGAATCTGGATGACGAACAAATCACAGATGAAGGTATTAGAAACGCGCTTGATAGCGCAAGCATTACAGCAGCCTATCAAATGAAGTCACAAAAGCTTGTTATCTTGGAACTGGATATTCCAGAAGATGATTTACAAGATGACTGGAGCTGTGAGAACATGAGCGACGTAGCAAGCTTTACAGAATATTTCGATAAAGAATGGATTAAAAAGGTTTACACAACTGAATTTAATGCTATGTATGCGCCTTTCTTTGTCCCTAACCTAAACAATAGAAATTTAGGATATGTACCAGACGAACTACGCAACATTGCAGAAATAGTCCAACGTAGTGATGGGATGAGCAATGTATATTGTGATATCTTTGACACCATGCAATGCAACGTAACAGAAACGGTTATAAACGACTTAACAGCATAAACCATAGAATCACACCAGTTCACTAGAAAAGCCCCGCACAGGGGCTTACAAGAGGCTTAAAAGATGCTTACAACAATCTATCTTATTCTATCTATCTGCAATGGTTCACAATGCAACTTTAAAGGTTTAGAAGAGTTTACAGGTAGCGAAAATAATGCTATTGTTGCCTGTCAGATAGCAAGGCAAGACTACCCAGCATCGGATGATATACAGTGCTACTATAAATCAGAAGATGATGAAGGTATTTACTTTGATAGTGTGAATGGTGAATATGAGATTCTTATAGAAAAGTAGTTGACACTGAAAACGCAAGAAAGTAAAGTATTCATCAACGGGAAACATCCCAACAATCCTAAACTGGAGATTCAAAAAATGTTGCAAGTTCTTAACGTAAAAACCATTGATTTTAAATTCTCAAATGTTCGTCGTACCTATTTACAGCCGTTTAGTAAACCTGTTAGGATTCCCAACGATGACGCTAAAAAGTTGATTGATGAAATTCTAGCTAATGGCGGTTATCTGGCTAGTCATAAGCAGTATAATGATGAGGATGGAAGCCTGATAAATGAGTTTACATATTATTACTACAAATAACTAATAAAGTACTTTACATGGGGTTTATAGTTAGATAAGATAAGCCCCAGATAAAGAGCTTTACCAACAATCCTAAACTGGAGAATCTAAAATGTTATCACTGATGCAAAAACTTTCTACCTTGTGGTGTTTAAAAGGTGTAGAGTGTAACCTTAACATGGAAGGTTCAAAGATAGACCTAAAAATAGTATACAATGGAGAAATACTATTCTCACAGAATAGCAGTCATCCACACTTCAAAGATAATGCAATTATGGCCGTGAATAATCTGATGGATAGAATTTATTAAAGTGCTTTACATGGGGTTTAAAAGCTAGTATCTTAAGCCCCAGATAAAGAGCTTTACCAACAATCCTAAACTGGAGAATCTGAAAATGGCCTATGTAACAATTATCACCGATAAAGAAAATTCGTCATGGTCTACCCAAGTTAACGACAAAATGAAACCTATGCAGTGTCTCAAGTACTTTGAGCAATGGAACAGGGGAGAAGATGTAAGCCCCTTTCAAGTGATGCAGATTGTACATGTTGACAATGAAGGGAATAAAACTACCCTTAACACTGAATACTACGCTACACGTTTCGAAACTCGCAAATCAGCTATGCAGGAGTTAAGAGAAAAGGGATATAGTCACATTGCCGCGCTCATTTGGTCTGATTTGCTTAAAAAACAGTCATTAACCTATGTTAAGCCAGAAAAAATCTTTATAAGCTAATCAACAACTTATAAAAATCTTTTGAAAAACTATTGACAATGCCCCTTGACAAGTGTAACTTTGTTCGAGGGGGTTTATCTAAAAGGGATTAACTTAATAGATTCTTTATAGATAAGCGTAAAAAGTACTTGCAAAGGTTTAATCATATCTATATAGTATCTTCAAAAGGCAACTTCCTAAACTGGAGAATCACTAAATGTTAGATATCATTAAAAACCCTATCCTTTGTGGTATGATTGTTTCTGTTGTGTTGCCATTAGCAGTACTCATCATTGGTGAAATCTCAGATAAAGTTTTTGATAAAAAACTACTTGCAATGCAGAATCAAAACAAGTAAAGTATTCATCAACGGGGAGGGAGACTTCCCCACTAAAACAAAATTCCTAAACTGGAGAATCTAGAATGAATAAGTTTAATGCTGTTAATGCAATCCGTAGCCGTGAAGTGATGAGCAAGCCTTGTAAAGACACTTGGGAATTTACCTTAAAGAGTAAAGTTTTTGCAGTTATCACAAAAGGGGAAGATAAGAAGTTTTATGTACACCGACCAAATGTAAAAGCGGTAACAGCCAACAACTTTATGGGGGCTATTTCTCTCATTCTGAATGATTATATGGCTATAGTCGCAGAAATTCACGAAATGGCTATTAAGGCAACTAAAAACGAGTTAAACCGCTTTAAAATGGCTTATGAGCGCTCTATTAAGTCCCATAATCTTTTTATTGCAATCCACTATACAGGCATGTATGCTATGGGAACGGGTAACCAACAATACCCACTCTATGAAGTGGAAAACATCTTTACAAGTGACTACCCAACAACTAGTTTTAAAATTACGTTAGGGGAAGCATTAAATAGGGGAATTAGACTTTACGAACAATCTTTAAAAAACTTAGAAAATTCCCTTGACGAAATCATCACAAATCTATAAAGTACTTATCAACGGGGAGGGAATGACCTTCCCCAACAATCCTAAACTGGAGACTAGAAAATGAATAATCAAGAAATCACTATCCTGTTACAAATCGGTACTGACAAAGAAGATATCCAACTTTGCAAACGTATTGAAAGTGATTGGTTCAACGGTGAAATCATCGCAGAATCTTATGAAGTAGTCGGATTCATGAATGGTGAAATTGTAAGCCATTTCGGTTTAACTAAATCTGAAGCCGTTGCAAAGTATGACGTTTTATCTTGTGAGATTCTTACAAAATACAATGAAAAAAGACTTGCAACTTATGCAGCAATGAATTAATATTACTTTCAACGGGGAGGGAGACTTCCCCACTAAAACAAAATTCCTAAACTGGAGAATATGAAAATGGCTACTATCCACGCAACTGTTAACAATTTTGGCTTCCATGTATTAGATGTTAAATTTGATATGGTTGGAACTGGCGATGTTTTTGGCATGGTTGATATGTGTCTAAAAGCAACTATTCAGGACTACAATCAATCTGAGTGGTTCTGGAAAGAAGTAAAACAAGAAGTCTTAAAGGATGGCAAATCCTCTTACTATTGGGGTGATTCTCTTATCACGCTTTACTATGAAGTTGACGGCTTCAATAACTAACAAGTCGCCGCAACGGGGCAAATAGCCCCAGACACCTTTACAGCCCCTTAGATGGGGCTTTTTACGTCTATAAAGAAACCTTCCTAGAATCTATCCCATACATTTAGAATAATAACTCTATAGCTTACTCTATATCCTCTTATCAAATCAACTTAAATATAAGCCCATAACCCGAAAGGGAAGGGCAATCCCTAAAACGCTCTATAACGCTCTATACGGGCTTATCATCTCATCTTAAGCAATCATATTAACCTACTCTTAAAAGCCCTTTATAGAGCTTTCTAGAGCCTTAAAAGAATCTTATAAGGGTATAAGCTTATAAGCTGGATAGAATCTTGTGAATGGTTACAAAGGGGCTTGATAATAGCTTTAAAGTATGTTATGGAGTCTTCAAAGTAACGTAAAAGAACCTTAAAAGTAACGTAAAAGTTAGCCCCCTTTACATTCTCTTAACAAAATCTTAACAAATGCTACATAGTTATGCTTATTAGAGACTTGTTAGCCCCTTGTTAAATCCTTGTTAGAGGTATGTTAAAAGCTTGTTAGACTCTTTGAAGTACCTGTATAAGCCCCTAGAAAGCCCTATAAAGAGCTATACAGGTAGTTGGGGTGTAGTTACTAGGGAGAAGCTTAGAAGAGGCTATACAGAGCTATAGAGAGCTTTTAAGAGGGCTTTATAGAGAATCACTAAGAAACATAGGGAACTATAGACCAAGAGATAGTGACCATGTTAAGAGACTGTTAAAAAGGTTTAGAACTTGTTAGCACCTTGTTAATTATCTTAACAAAATAACTCTTAAGATTTAACTATTTAGCAACTTATAAGCAACTTGTTAGACTCTTGTAAGCAACGTTACAGACTTGTTAAGCTCTTGTTAGTTCTGTTAAGGGATTGTTAAGAACTCTGAAGAGATGTTAAGAGCTTGAGAGAGTTGTTAAGAAATTGTTAATGATATTTTAATAAACTGCAAAGGGGATGTTACAGGGCTGTTAAGGGCTACCAAGCAGATATACACCCTAAGTAGATATTTTTCAGATTCTCCAAAGACTCCTAAACAAACACTACCTAGTCTATTTTATAAAAATTTTATAGAACTGAATAACTATCTATACACTATCTTATATAAAACAGGAATTAACAGGCTTATAAGAGACCTTGTTAGTACCGTGTTAGACCTTGTAGGATAAGCCTTAGAAGGGAATACCTGTTTAGTGTTATATAACAGTCTATATAGAGGCTTAGTAATACCTAGTGATTCTGCTATATAGTGTACTATCGTTTACCTAGAGATTAAGATGAGTATAGGGGCTTCTAAGGGGCTATGAAGAGGTTAGGAAGGTGATTGTATAGGGTTGATTAATGGTAGGCTTAGAAGGCTTTATAGAGGGCTATATAGAGAGCACTATTTAGGGGCTAAGAGGCTATATAGATACTATATAATACTATATAGAGATGATGCTTAGAGAGGGTGTTTAGAAGGGTATAGATATTTTATCACATATCATGGTGACCCAAGATGAACGGAGTGAATCCCAAATTTTATAAAAATTATAAATTTAGTAAATTTTACTCAATAAAAAGCCCCAATTAAGGGGCTGTATAGTTTTACATCACTTCACTAAGCATAGTTTGCAATGAAGTTTTAGAAGTTTGGAAGAAGTGTGTGAACCCATTATGGCGTTCTCTTACCTGAATCATTATCTGGTCACCCTTAATCGGGTGTGAACTAATATGGTATTCATTCATGTTCAGTGCAGCACCCAAACCATCTATAATGTGTCTGAGTATGTCATAATCAACAAATTCTTCTTTACCTGTGACCTTGATACAAACACCCTTGTTAGTTCTTTTAGGGTTTATATCTTCCATAACCAGCATTTGTTGTCCACCAAGAGAAATCATAGAGAACTCTTTACGGTTCTGCTGCTTAACATACATCTCGAGTTTCTTCAAAGTATCTTCATAGAACGGGTAAGACTTCTTGACAAAGATACCTTCAAGTGGCTCTTTACCTGTTAGATTTCTACGATAATTCATCCGATGAATAAGACGATACAGGTCACTTTTCTCATCTTTGGTAAAGTGTCTGTCTACATCTTTAACACTAAATGTGATATAATTACTCTCAAGTTCAAACTTTTTCATCTCTATCAAATCCTTAAAACATTTCTTAGTAATTGCTTCCCATTCTTCGGAGTTCTTTCTCTTCCTCTTCAGATGGGGAACCATATCTGCTAAGTTCTTCCAACTCTTCTTCAGTAGGTGTCCCATAATCACATCTTAAGTTTGAAAGTATTTTTACCATTGACCTGAATATACCCATCATTTTCAACTATCCAGTGTGCGGTTGAGAATGCACTATATGCGTTTGCTTCACCATAACCAAGGAACTTACCATCACACATACTTTCAATATGTATTGTGCCTACTGGTTCACCTGTATCAACGGTTTCTACAATATAGAGTGTGTTTAGCTTTATGGAACTAGCCTTAGTCTCTTCTTTGAAGCGTTCAGGTAGAGACATATCAAGCCCTTCAGTTATTACAGATTGCATGTAAGCTTCTGAACACTCCCAGATAAAGCTATGAAGAAGAACCTTTGCAGTATGTCTTGAACAACCAAATTCTGCAACGATATCTTTGTACATATCATCTTTAGTCCCGTTGTTAAGCAAAGCTTTACGCACTACCTCTTTAACATTCTTCATCTTTCCAATCCTCATCTCTCTCAATTTGAAACTCATCAGGTAACTCTGCAATAGCTTTCAAGTAATAAGCTTCTTGAATGTTGCAAAGTTCTTCATAACCACCATTCATAAGCCAGTTGTAACCAGCAGGTACACCATTATCATCGCAGAACCCTGTGTAGAACATCGCTTTATGAATCATGTTAAGTGGCTTGTAAGCAACTTCAACGATATAGAAAGTGTTATCTTTCCAACCACCCTTTGGAGGATGAATACCTTTAACGCCTCTGGATTGTGGAGTCATAGTTTTTCCTCTAAACAGGGGCTTTTACACCCCTTGACAGATTACTCTTCAGCAGATTCTTTATCTTTCTTTGAAGAAGTCTTTTTATCTTTCTTCTTAGTCTCAGTTGCTGCAATAGCAATGTCAACAAGCTGTGCTAAGTCAGATTTAATCACTGTTACTGGTTGTTCATTGTAGAAACCTTTCTCAAGGTACTCTTTGAACTCTTCCAGAGTGTTAAAGCCAAAAGGCTTGACAGGTGTTCTAATCATTTACCCTCCGAGATATCTTTTAGTATTTTCTGGTTAATCATTTCCGCAATAGCATAGCGGATACAAATTACTAAAATTTTAGGTTGCATTCTTTACTTACCTCTTCAAAATTCTTCTCAGACTCTACAATTCTCTTCTTGTAAGTCGTCATTCTCCAACATGAGAGGATGATACCAACTATTGGAATCACATACAAGAACCAAATCTCAGAAATTTTCTTCTCAGCTTGGTTAAACGTCAAATCTTGCATGTACACACTTCCAAAAGAGATGATACAAATCATAGCAAGAACTACAGATAACATAATTGCTATCCCTGCCCATCCTCTGGTGTTATACTCAGCATTTCTACGCTTATTTTCCAGATTGATAAGTTCGTTATAGTCGGCTGAGAAGTCTCTGTAGAAAGCTTTCAAATACTCTCTGCTGTAACCTTCAAAGCATCCTGTACCAAACCAATTTTCACCTCCGAAGTGTGAAATAGTCCCTTTATCACCGTTTGCTTTCACAATCTTGAAAGATACATGGTGCTTAGATTGCTCATAAGAAATCTGGTCTCTTGAATCTTCGTAAATCATTGTTCAATCCTCTTTAATCGTGCATTCCACTCTCTGTCAATCATTCTCTGGAATGTCTTACCTCTGGGAGTAACGTTCTTAAGTGATTCTTCAGTACATACTAAGATATCACCTCTGGCAATTTTGCCATAACACTGTTTAGTCTTCTTAGCTCGTCTGTACTGCTCAGAAACAGAGAGCTTCCAGTATTCACCTAAAGTTGTAAACTTTTTCATTCTTTCACCATTGCGTTGTAGAATTGCCTTTGAATCTCTTCAGCAATCTGATAAGGTGTGAAACCAGCTTTTAACATCATTCTTACTGTGTACTCAATGTCATTCTTATTAACCACATGGTCTGTGACACTGATTGCTTCTTTTAACTCTTCCACATTCTTTTTAGCATCTTCACAAGCGCTGGTCAACATGGAGTTAAATTTCTTTTGTGGTGTAGTCCAAGCATGACTATGTGGATTTGCATCACAGAAATACTTGAAGTAATCTCTGACGTTATCTACAACCAGAGTTTGATGACCATCTTCTTTAGTTTGGTATCGAGACTCTTGCTCAGGTACATCTGCAAGTCTGTGTGTAGGAGCCTCTATAGTAACATCAATCGTTCTAACCTTTGGAGTTGCCTCTTTCTTCAGAGTCGGAGTTGCCTCAAAAGTTGCCTTTTCAGTTTCTTCTTCATCCCCTACCACAGTATCTTGTAAAGAAATACCCAGAATCTTTCTGAAGCTTCCTGTGAAGGTTAAGTTTTCAATATCAGTGGTCGAATAGACTTTACCAGCCCATAAGTGTGCTTCTGGACCAAGTGATGTTGCTGGATAAATCTTGAAATGTAATGTCTTCATAGGTCGGAAGTACACAACCCCGCTATCAGACACATACGTAACAAATGCCTTAGTTCTTTGGGCTGGTGAAGCCTTTACATAAATGTAAATTGTGTCTGTCTCTTTAACTTTAACCATTTTATCTCTCCAATAAAAAAGGGAACCACCTTTCGATAGCTCCCATCATACAAAATTCTAGATATTACTGTCAAGTATATTTTCTAGGCAGTAATTTACTTTTTCTGCTTCGAACATCTTCAAGGATAGCTATGAAGTCATCAGAAGCACCCTTCCAAGGGCTGAAGTTTGGGATATGTTGGCGAATAGCTTCAATAATCGTCTTCATACCTGTGTTCTTCATCCACCAATCTGAGCTTGAGGCAGTCATAACAAAGAACTGCTCATCATCGGTTAAGATGACCTCTTTAGTGAATGGGGAGGTGTACGTGGTGATAACTGAACCACCATTCATGTAATATGTACGCTTGTGGACTTTATCAAGCATATCATGTAGGTCACCAAACAGTTTCACAACCTCTTGGTGGTTAATGTCTTTCTCAAGGTCTAAACGGTACTTCAGAAGTGCTTCATCAACTTCTTTAGATGAGAACTTAAAGTACTGTACATCTTCAATGATACATGCAGAGATGTTGTTCACATCCATAGTCAATTTGACAACTTTTGCTGGTGAGTTAATGTTTGGCTGGAACGCAGCAAGCACACCCTGAACATTACCGTAGTGTTGGACTAATGCAACTTGTGGAGAATCAACTCCACCCTTTTCTTTAATGTGTACACTCATACTATAACTTCCTCACTAAATACTTTTTAAGTGGTGTCTTTGGTTTTTCAAAGACCTCAATAGAATCTATTTTGATGCCCTCACCACGCATACCTGTGGATTGGTAGATGTAGAACTCAAGCATCCCTATATTTTTAGCTGGCATATCATGCTTAACAAAGATGGTCACTGACTCTTCACTTTTAAAGATTACTGTACCATCTTTATACACAAGCTTATCAGGTTGTTTATAGTCAAGCATATCAAACATCAGAAATAGTCTTTGCTGACATTTGTCCAGCCTTGTTGACAGGGCTTCTTGTATATCTGCAAAATTCTTATAAACAACGATGTGGAGCTTAAGCATCTGCATATTCTCTGACGAAGAAGTAGTTGATTTTGTTATCAGATACCAGAAGGTCATAGCAAGTAATTTCGAACTTACTCTTTTCAGCATCATAGCTTGTGTATGGCTCGGAAACTTGCTTTGTTGACACTTTTGGGTTATTAGGGTTTAAAAGGCCACCATAAAGTTTCTTAATGGCCTTTGTCACCACACTCCAGATAACATCATCAGTGAGTTCTTCGTACAGGTCAAACTCAGCTTCATAGCTGAAGTCATTAATTGGAAAGATAACCTGTACTTTACTCATATCAAACTACCTGTGTAACTTGCAACGCTTCTGTTACGGAGATATCACCGACTTTTTCTTCTTTGATGAAGGTGAAAGTTAGAAGGGTTGGTTCTGAAACCTCATCTTCCAAAGGTACACCATTCAGTTCATCAAAGATAGCCTGTGTAGTCCAATCTTCCTGACCGTCTGGGTAGTGGTAAGCATATTTGTGAAAATTCAGGTCAAACCATCCAAAAATTGGACAACCATCTGCATCATCACCACGGTATGATAGTATGCTACCTGACTCAAACTGCAATTTCAGTCTTCCATTGTCTTGGAAAATAATTGCTTTTGCAAAATCACCAGACTCATCTAAATCGTGACCGGATGTGTCAACCAATACATCAATCTTATTCATAATAACCTCTCTCAGCTTTCTCAATTTTATCCAGAAGTTCGATACACTCATTGTTATGGTATGTAGCCTCACTCTGGTGTAACTTCTTCTTCTGCTCAAGTAGAAATTTATAGTAACCTGATAACTGCTCTCTTGTCAAGGGGTGTTCTGAAATAATATCAAGAGAACTTTCACCTAAAGGTGAGAACATACCATTGTCATCCACGTTGTACAGTTCACCAGCAAAGAAGCCTTTGTTAGCCATTGTGATAGGTGAGCGTTCAATGACCTCAACAACAAACTTTGTGAACACCTTGTCACCCATAGTAATCAACTTGGTTCCTGCAATACGAACCTTCATACCACTTCTTGTGTACTTGAAAGTACCATTATCATTCGCCCAAAGCTTCATAGTTTTCTCCATAGAAATAAAAAAGGCTCCCGAAGGAGCCTCTTAATCTACTATTTTGGATAAACAGCGTCAAGGTAAATCTTGGCTTCCAAACTACGTCTATTTTGTAGACCCTTGGAAGTTACTTTTTGACCATTCACTGTAATCTTGTTCCACCACTGCATAGCTTCTGCACAACCAGCTTTGTTACCAGCATTGTGACGCTTGATAAAAGTTGAATCCTGCATAGCACCGATGCCAATGTTGTAAGTCTCTACAACAAGTGCGTCAAATTCGTTCTGCGTAGTTGGAACCTTAATTGCTCTGTTTACTGCACCTACATAGTTCTCAACATCTGCAAGGAGATATTGTTCAGCTTGCTCGGCAGTAATCTTCATCCCCATCGTAACAGGTCTTCCGTTGATACGAATTGTACCATAACCAATTGTAGGGATTCCAGCAGAGTCTTTATAGGCTTCTAAACGAAGCCCTTCAAAGAACTTAATGGCTTCTAAGCCTTTACTTGAGAGTTGCATTATCAACCTCCTACTGCGTTAATAACCACCTTGGCAGATTGGGATGTGATTGAGCCACCTACACCAGTTACAACACAAGAGTAAGTACCTTCATCATCAGCTTTAGAAGTCGGTGTCTTTTCATATGTTGCAGATGTTGCTGAAGGGATATCTACATCATCTTTCTTCCACTGATAACCAGTTGCACCAGTAGCTACGATGCTAAGGGTGAGTGTATCTCCCTCTGTAATCTCTTGGTTAGTAGGTTGCTGTGTAATCACAGGCAGTGCATTCACAGTTACTGTGGCAGCGTTGGAATTAACACTTGAGCCACCTTCACCAGAAACTACACAGGTGTATGCGCCAGCATCAGTAGGGACTACGCCATTCTTAGTATATGTTGCAGAGGTTGCTCCAGAGATGTTTGATGCACCTTTCTTCCACTGATAACCAGTTGCACCAGTAGCAACAACTGAAAGTGTAAGTGTTCCACCCTCGTTAACAGTTTGGTCAGTTGGCTGCTGTGTAATAACTGGAGGTGTGATTGCATCCTTCAACTTTGCATTAAGCATGGAGAAAGGTTTAACCCTTGCCAACCATTCACAATAAACTGTGTCAACATCCTTCCCATTGATGATTGCATACTGCAAGTCCATGAAGAAGTCAGCAGTCCTCATCTGAGCACCAACTGAATATAAAAGTTCTTCACTAAATGGAACTGTGTAGTCTGGTGTGTAATTGAAGTCAGTAACTTCTGGAATATCAGACTCAGGCCACGGTGAGCTATATGTCAGAGGCAGAACGGCCTCTTGATACTTTCTGAAGTCGTATCTTTTGCCAGCTTTAACATTCGCTACAAAGTCTTTAACGAACTCTTTAAAATCTGGATATGTCTTTGCTTTAATCATTTCTTAGCCTCTAATCTTGCATTTAGTCTAAAATAACCTTTGTGCTGCGGTGAAACATCACCTACAACAACTCCGTCAATCTTATAGCCTTTACCCATCACATATTGAATATCCATCAAAAATGTACCAAGACCAACGATATGAAACATTGGGTAAAGAAGTTCTTCAGTATCTGGTAGAGGAATTTTAGGTGTGTATTCGAAATATGTTTCGGTAGGGTTGATATCCTTCTCAGGCCATTTGCTATCACGCCATGTTAAGGGTGTCGGAAGTACATCATCAAGATTATACCTGTCACCTTCTTGAACACTTTGGACATAAGATTGTAGGAAGCAATAAAAGTCTTTTCCACTCTTTGCCTTCATTATCTATCCTTAACAAATAAAAGGGGCTTTCGCCCCATAAAACTTAAGCCATAGTCTTAAGCATGTTTTTAAGTTTTTTGAGATTCATTGTCTCATCCAACTTAAATCCAAATCCATTGACGTACTCAATGAAATCAGATTTCTTACTCAGAGATAACGCATAGTTCATGTCGAAGTCATTACTTGGAGTGGACTCTGGAGAGGTGTTCACATCGAAAGAAATCTCTGTGGAAGTATCTTCAGACTCTCTGAGGTTATCAATCACAACACATGTGTAGTTTGCTGGAGAGAACGATGTTGACCCAGCTACATAACTGTATTTAGCGTTGTGGATAAGATTTGAGAATACTTTGAAGAATGTTTCTGAATCATGGCATACCAGTTTAAATTCACTATTAGCACCTAGAGCCATGAGTGAATATGGGCTTTCACCATTAATATTATAATCTGGGTTCATTGCCTGAACAGTAACACGCATCAAGTTATTTGCAATTGTTTTCTGTTTAAATGAATCAGGTACGTAGTGCATACCTCTTTCACATTGATTAACCAACTCTTTAAGAAGGTCATCAGAATATGGTGAAGTGATTGATACAGACCCATCACCATTATAATTAAAACTTACGTTTAACATTTATCAGTTCTCCTACGATTGATAATCTTGCTGCAATAGAGAAATGAAGCAAATTCACTGGAAGAAACCATTAGAACCTGTTCACTAGATTGAGCTATTGCTCTGAAATACATACCAGTTAGTGCATCATAGTGCTTATTCTTTCCAATTGAAGTGATATACCCATGACTCTTTGCAGTTTGGTATAAATCAATAATATCTGTGATTTCTAGTTGGGAGCTACACATAAATAATCCTCTTGTCGTCTATAATTTTGAAAGTATAGGTACAAACCAATTTCAGAGGATTTGTAATAGAGTAATTCTACCCGCTTTGATTCCTTACAGTGATTGGTATTATTACCTGTCTTCAATTTTGAATTGTTTCTCATTAAGTCTCCTTTGTAGATAAAGGCAGACCTACAGCTTTAGTAAGATGGTACAGTAATCCATACAACAAGTCAAGAAGTATTGCAACTAAAAAATTTACTTGACATTCCTCTTGACAACGTGTAGCCTAATAAATACTTAGAAGATTACTTAAAAGACTCTTCTAAAAAGGCTATTTAAACAGATATCTTTCTGGATATCTATCTCTTATCTTAAAAGCCTTTTAAGAGGTCTTAAAAGAGGTGAAGAATGACGAAACGAACAAACAAAGGCCAATTCAAGAAAGGTCAATCTGGTAACCCATCAGGTAGACCCAAAGGCTCACGTAACAAGAGTTCACTGGTCAAGGCACAGTTGACTATTGATAACTCAGCAGAGTATGCTGCAAAGCTGTTTGAGGCCATTGTCACACGTAATGCTGACAAGCTTGCAGAGTTCGGATTAAAGGCTGAAGATGTAAACTTAAAGTCCATGATGGAAGCTGGTAAAACTATCATGACTCACTCAGCAGGTGAGATGAAAGCAATTGCAGCAGATAGTAAAAAACCTTCTGAGAATGGAGGGCAGGGAGCACAGGAGAACAAACCAACGTTCTCTGCTGTAGCAACTCTGAAAAAATAATAAAAAGGTGTTGACAGGTTCTAAATTAAACGCTAGAGTCTGTCTCACCAAAACATTCTAACGAGAGAGAATTAATATGAGCGAATTATTTAAACACTCGCATTTACATGCAGGTTTAACTGAAAACGGTGCTGTTAACCACACCTCTTCAATGTCTGCACTGGTAGATTTCTACAAAGCTGCTGGTTCAAGCAGAACAAACGTAGAAGTTCTTCCAAACTTGTTTTACAAGGCAATGCGAGAAGATATTGATGTAGCAGTTCGAATCCTGTTACATATGCGAGATGCACGAGAAGGTATGGGTGAGCGTAAAGCGTTCCGTTATACTCTTACTAAAGCAATCTCTGACGGGATTCTTGATGAGTTCCAAGTGTTACGTATCATGGACAAGGTTTCTGATTTAGGTCGTTATGACGACTTTAAAATCTTTGTTGGTACACGTTACGAAACAGATGCTTTCAAGCATTTAGAAGCTGCACTGTTAGACCCTGCAACATCGGCTCTAGCAGCAAAATGGTTACCACGAGTAAAATCACGACACATGCGTTTTGTTCGTCGTTTCTGTAAGTTTGCAAATCTTTCAGAGAAGCAGTATCGAGTTCTTCTGTCAGCACTGTCTGATACTGTTGAACAAAAGATTTCAGCAAATGAGTTCGGAGAAATTGATTACAGCAAGCTTCCTTCACTGGCTGCTGCACGTTATCAAAAACTCTTTAGTCGTAAAGATGGTGAGCGTTATGCAGCATACATTGCAGCACTGACTAAAGGTGAGACAAAGATTAATGCTGGTGCAGTCTACCCTTACGACATTACAAAGTCAGTTGGCTATGGTAATGCAACCGTTGCAAATGAGCAGTGGAAAGCTTTACCAAACTGGATGAAAGATGGTGAAAACATTCTGTGCATGGCAGATGTATCTTCATCTATGACTTGGGAGCGACATGGTTCTGTTACAGCGCTAGACATTGGTGTATCTTTAGCCCTGTACGTTTCAGAACGTAATACAGGTTGCTTTAAAGATGAATTGATGGTTTACTCTAGCAGACCTCACTTCATCACATTGAGTGGTGATTTACAGACTCGCTTACGTCAAGTGAAGAGTCATGTAGAGTATGGTTCAACTGACCTACAAGCTGCTTTTGCAAGAATCCTTGAGATTGGTGTTAAAAACAACTTGACTCAGAAAGAGATGCCTAGTAAGCTTATCATCTTCTCTGATATGCAGTTTAATCAGGTTGATGGAGCAGATGGTCGTACTAACTTTGAAGCAATTCAAGAAAAGTACAAGAAAGCTGGATATGAGATGCCACAACTGGTATTCTGGTACTTAGCAAACCGTAATGGTACTTGCGAAGTGTCTGTAAAGGATAACGGTGTAGCAATGGTATCTGGTTTCTCTCCAGCCACTTTAAAAGCTTTGCTTGGTGGTGAGAAGTTTGACCCTATCAGCGTAATGCTCAAAGCAGTAATGGTTGAACGCTACGATTGGTAAAAAGTTTTAAAAAGGGTATTGACAAAGTGTTTAATACCCTTTAATATGTTCTACATAGAAACGAAAAAGAAGTTTTCTGAAATAAATCAAATTATTTTAAAAAACCTCTTGACAGACACTAAAAAATAGTGTTATAGTTGTTACATAGGTTGTTAAAAAGATTATCTCCGTTTAGCTCAGTTTGGTTTAGCAGCACTTGCTTTGGGAGCAAGGGGTCGAAGGTTCAAATCCTTCAACGGAGACCAAATTATATTCCCGTAGACAAATTAGGTAAAGTCAACACCCTTTCAAGGTGTGGTTTGAGGGTTCAAGTCCCTTCGGGAATGCCAGTTTTGACAGAAGACCAATTACAGCAAACAAACTTTTCAATTTCGCGCATAGAAATCCAAAAAAGATTTGGTCTGGTCATTAAGAATTGCGGGTATAGAGAAAGGGTGTCTCACATGTCTCATTAGCATGTTATCGGTAGGTTCGACTCCTACACCCGCCTCCAAATTTACAGAAGACCGTTTACAGCAAACACTTAAAATTTTTTATAGGAAAAAATGAAAAGATACGGTCTGGTAATACTAACATGGTTAGGAAGCACATAAGGCATGTGCGGTCGGCTGTTAACCGAATGGTACAGGGTTCGAATCCCTGACTAACCGCCAAGATTTGGGAGAGAAGCGATTGCTCACCGATTTGTAAGGTGCAAGTCCTTAGCCTGAATAGAATAAAATGCGTCGTTATCCCGTAGATGGAAGCGGTGGTGACTGTAAATCACTTGTCATTATGACTCGGTAGGTTCGACTCCTTCACGGCGCACCAAATAAAGGTTATGTAGTTTAACTGGTCAAAATACCTCCCTGTCACGGAGGATGATGTGAGTTCGAGTCTCATCGTAACCGCCAAATTATAATAAGTATTTCAAAATGATGTTTGAGAGGGCTTGTTAGCCCCTCCCTTAAAGAGTTCTTACGAGTATTCTTTAAAGGAGCAGAAGACCAAATACAGCAAGCAATTTTAATATTTCAAGCCAATTTAATTTGAAAAATTTAAAACTTGGTCTGGTTCCAACAATTTTACAGAAGACCGTTTACAGCAAACAATAAACAATCTATTTCTCTGGTAAAGAAAAGGCGAAGGTTCGATTCCTTCACACGTTACGGCGTGTTGGTGTAATGGAAGCACTTAAGATAAATACGGTCTGGTAATCCTCTTTGCAGTGACTTATGGAGCTAACCAGTCGTCCCATGAGTGCCGAAGAGTCTCTTGAGCATGATTCTAGATTAGCTTACTAAGAGATGACTCTACAAACCCTTTAGCAAGGTTTGCGTAGGTTACTGCAAAGATGATTTAATGGAAGTGTAGCAGAATGGTGATGCGGCAGACTTTTAATCTGACAGGCGACGGGTTCGAATCCCTCCACTTCTACCAAATTCGCCCCTTAACTGAAGAACACATGCGCGGCTGGAAACACCCACTCAATCAGTTCTCTACAAAGGGGCAACTTATAATGGTTCAGTCGCAGATAAGGTAATGCAAGGGTTTCATAAGCCCTATGAATGTGGGTTCGATTCCCACCTGAACCTCCAATGCTGGTATAGTTAAGAAGGTTATAACACTCCCCTGATAAGGGAATATCGGTGGTTCGATTCCACCTACCAGTACCAAATTTCATAAAGTTGTTGACATTCAGATGTGACCACTTTAAGATAACCTTAGTTTTCGTTAGCGTAGCGTCTATTTTAAAAACTTAAAAATAAATGCAAACGATAATGTTTTTCTGGCAGTAGCTTAATAGGCTAAACACCAGCAGGGTATTCCAACTCCCTGTTAAAGAATTTGGCGTACTAGCCCACGGTATGATTAATAAAGTGGGCATCTTTAAGGGTTTTCTAAGAGAGCCTTTAAAGATAATGCACCCTTAGTTCAAACGGATAGAGCAACGGTCTTCTAAACCGTCAGTTACAGGTTCGAATCCTGTAGGGTGTGCCAGTTAGTTAGCAGATTACTATGACGACCTTTATGGGTCTCCGCATTGACTTGAAAGAGTCAATCTCATAAGGAGGTGGTCTGTATCTCATGTTTTCCAGAACATGTAAATAATCTGAGAAGAAGCTTGACAGTGTTGAGATAACAGGGTAAGCTTCGAAATATAGTATGGGACGATGTTAAGACACTAAGGCATGTGCGACGGCCTCCAAAACCGTTTCAAATGGGTTCGAATCCTACGTCCCATGCCAAAGTCTTATTAGGGGTAGGTAGCGGCTAATGGAAGCCAAACTGTCTTGAAAACAGTTGCCATTGTAGTGATACGGTGAGGGTTCGACTCCTTTATCTACCGCCTAATAAGATTTAAAGCTGGCACTTGGTCGGACAAGTGTTTCAGGTTTCCTCTTCGTGTATTGGCGTACACGGCACTGGTAAAGCACCTAGTAGGTGTCACGGAGAAGAGATAGTATCAAGCTCTCCAAAGGTTCTAGTCACCGGATTAAGCAAGACTATGCAAAGGCCAATAGGTCTTTTTAGAGAATTGTTAAGGCATTTGATACCATTGTTGCTTTGGCGTCTTAGCAGTTCTCTACAAAGATTTAATGGGAGATTGACGGTAATTGGTAAACCTACCATCCTTAGAAGTTGGTGTTTGAGGGTTCGAATCCCTTGTCTCCTACCAAATTAATGCAGGTGTAGCAAAATGGTTATGCGGCTGACTCTTAATCAGTAAGACGATGGGTTCAATTCCCTCCACCTGTACCAAACAATGGGGATGTAGTTTACATGGTTAAAACATAAGTTTTGCAAACTTAAGTACAGGGTTCAATTCCCTGCTTCTCCACCAATTAGTGCATCCATAGTTTAAATGGGAAAATTACAGTCTTCCAAACTGAGGTTGAGGGTTCGATTCCCTCTGGATGCTCCAAATAATGCTGCTTTCGTATAATTGGCTATTGCACATCCCTTGTAAGGATGGAGATGCAGGTTCGAGTCCTGTGAGCAGCACCAATTTTGAGGTCAAGTGAAAGACCGCTTGAGTCAACTGAAGACCGTAACAAATTCCACGGAGTTGAGTTAGCGGCACAGCTTCAGACCTCTTCAAAGCTCGCTTAGTTTATATGGTAAAGCCCCATCCTTACAAGTTGGTGAAGAAGGTTCAAGTCCTTCAGCGAGTACCAAGTTCCAGTATCCCAATTGGCAGAGGATGCAAGCTCAAACCTTGTATTAGTGACGGTTCGAATCCGTCTTGGAACACCAATTTTAGGAGATTCCTATGAAGCCTTATGGTAGACATGGTAAAGTTGAAATTGCAAGTTGTGGCTGCTGTGCAGCACATGATGGTGAAGAAGATTATTACAAATGGCGTACAGACCATCGTAAACGCTTTCTCAGAAGAGATAAGAAGAGAGCTAGACAGGAATCTCAAAAGGATATTGCAGAATTAGTTCAAATGGACAGAGCAGCAACCTACGAAGTTGTTAGTTAGGGGTTCGAATCCTCTATTCTGCACCAAATTTAATAGGGGATTAGTTTACAAGGTTAAAACCTCGGTCTTTGAAATCGAAGAAGATGGTTCAATTCCATCATCCCCCGCCAACGCTCCATTACTCCAATTGGCAGAGAGGCCAGATTTAAAATCTGTGTTATGTATCGGTTCGAATCCGATATGGAGTACCAAATATTAGCAGTATAGCATAACTGGCAATGCTCCAGCCTCTGAAGCTGAAAGATTAAGGTTCAAATCCTTATACTGCTGCCACTTCTAAGGGTTCTTACGAGAGTCCTTAAATGTGGCCTTATCATAAATGGATAATGACCCATGCTGTGAACATGGTCTATACGGGTTCGATTCCCGTAGGTCACCCCAATTTAATAGCTCAATTAGCTTATATGGTTAAAGCGCGTGTCTGAAAAACATGAGAACAGGGTTCAAATCCCGATGGGCTACCAACTTTATAGGTGCATAATGAAAGAGATGACAGAACAAAGTAAAGAGATTTTTAATCTCCTTAAAGCTGGTAATGGTTTCTCAAACCCTCTTATTACTGGTGCAGCAGTTCTTGGTGGTACTGTAGCTGCCTCTCAATCATTAGTTAACTCAATTAGTTCTGTAACAGACCCAGCTACACAACAGATTTTAGTTGCTGCTGGACTGACAACAGCCTTATTAGGAAGCTTCACAACAAGCCTTGGAAGTACAACTTCAACGACAAGTACACTTACTGAGTATGGACAAAAGTCTGTAGATGAGTTTTCACAACGTATGCAAGTAGCTAAAGGTTACTCTAACGTTATGGGAGCAGCAGGTGAACAGGTTGGATGTACACCGTTTAGCGGTATCATGGGCGTAGCTACCGAGTACGGTAATAAAGCGATGGATTTGATTAATACCTCCATAGACGCTGTAAATAGCGTTCTGAGCGATTTGCAAGATGCAATCGACCAAGGACTAGATACAATCTCTGAACTCGCTACACAGGCCGTTACAGCGATTAATGAGGGTATTGCAAAGATTACTGCATATGCTAATGAAGTAACTCAGATGATTGCAGATGAAGCAGCACTGATTGCAGAATACCTGAAAACAAATATTAATGGTTTCCTTGCGAATGTTCTACCAAGCTGGTTTGATGATTCATGTAAAACTGGTGTGATTGATACTATCGCAACTCCAGAGATGAAAGAAGCTCTGAACAAATAATGGAAGATTAACCCTAAAAGGTAAGGGAGCAGTTTGCTAAACTGCCAGTAACCGAGAAATCGGCGTACCAGTTCAAGTCTGGTATCTTCCTCCAAATTATGTGTCGGTGTCAGAAATGGTTATGTGCCTGTCTGCAAAACAGGTTTATGAGGGTTCGAGTCCCTTCCGATACTCCAATTTATATTAATACCTCTCTCAAAGTTATTATGCCCTGCTATGAGTATTCTCCCTTTCGCTACCGGAGAGTATTTTTAGACAGGGCTTTTTTATAGAGTTATACTTTATGGGAAGACCTATACAGTATGTCTCTGGCATACATTGTGGTTTCTCCTTGACGGTCTCTGCACCGTCTTTTTTCAGGAGAATCACTATAACTTTAATTTTGGAGAAATACAATGAACGAGACTAATGTTTACAAAGAACTATATGAAACTCAGAAACAGGCTCAGATGCTTCAAGCAACTGTAATGGCTGTGGCTGAACGTTTAATTGTTGCAACTGGTATTAACCCACAAGAAGCAACGATGGATAAACTTCTTAATTTAGTAGATGAAAAGTTTGGTGTAGAACCTAAACAGGAATCTGAAGAAGTTTCTGAATAATTCTATTTGCAGAGGTGCTTAATGGACTTAAATGTTATTAAGCAGAAGCGAGTGGAAGATGTAAGGAAAGTCCTAGCAGGTGAGTTGGGGCTTTCTGAAGAAGTAAAAGATATTATCAAATCCTTTGGTAAAGACCCCTCTAAATTCCTTCCAACTCAAATTCTGACTTTATTAAGATACACTCCAGACCAAGTAAGACTCATCTTTAAACTGATGACTGACAAGAACTATGTAGCTCCACAGCCTGGCTCTCAAGAGGTATTCTTGAACACTAATGCTGACTTGGTACTATATGGTGGTGCTGCTGGTGCTGGTAAGACTGCTGCTCTATTAATGGACTCACTAAGGTTTATTGAAGACCCAAACTATAACGCTGTTTATTTCCGTCGAAATACAACACAGTTACAAGGTGGTCTGTGGCCTGCGGCTAAAAAGTTATTTGGTAAGTTTGGTGGAGTTCCACATGAACAGAAAATGACTATTACTTTCCCTTCTGGAGCAACTATCAAGTTTACTTATTTGGAACTTGAGAAACACTCAGAAGGTCACCAAGGTATCGAATACTCAGCTATTTATTTCGACGAAGGTACACACTTCTCTGCTTCGCAGATTTCATATCTTCAGACACGTTTACGTTCTGGTGCTGAAGGTGACTCATATATGAAAATCTCAATGAACCCAGATAGAGACCACTTTATTTATGATTGGGTAGAACCTTTCCTAGATGATGCTGGATATCCAGACCCAGAGAAGTGCGGTAGGATTCGTTGGTATGTTATGAATGATGGTGTTATGGTTTCTGATTGGGATAGAGATAAAATTCTTGAAATGTTCCCTCTTGAGATTCCTCAAACATATACCTTTATTTCCGGTACAATCGATGACAACCCTATTCTAGATTTCCTTGAACCTAAGTATCGTGGTAAATTAGAAAACAACACACCAGTTAACGTTGCACGTTTACGTTTTGGTAACTGGAAAGCTCGTGCTGAAGGTTCAAACTACTGGCAAAGACAATGGTGTGAAATTGTTGATAGTGTTCCAGCAGACGTATTTGACGTAAGAGCATGGGACTTAGCAGCAACATTACCTTCTGAGGTTAACCCTAACCCTGACTGGACAGCAGGTGTTAAAATGGGTAAATCTAAAAAAGATGGTTGCTATTATGTGATTAACGTAGTAAGATTTAGAGATAGACCTTCTGGAGTTGAAACACAAATTAACCAAACTGCTGAAGGTGATGGTAAGCGCACAGGTATTTTTATCCCTCAAGACCCCGGCGCTGCTGGTAAATCCTACGCAACCTCCCTTATTAGAAAACTTGCTGAGAAAGGTTTCCGAGCAAGAGCTAAACCAACAAATAAAGATAAAGTCACCCGTTTTGCGGGTTTCTCTGCTGCTTCTGAGGCAGGACTTGTCAAAATTGTTAGAGGCTCTTGGAATGAAGCATATTTCCAAGAACTAGAAGGTTTTTGTGGTGATGGTCGTACTAAGGATGACCAAGTGGATGCTACCAGTGATGCTTTCAACAGTCTAAACGAAGTTAAACTATTCAAGCCACCTTCAATGGGTGCTCATACAGATATTATGAAGAGTAATCCATATCAGGGGCTAAGACGATAATAGGTAGAAAGAATGGCAGATATCACAGAAACACAAGAAAGCCTTCCTCCATTCAGAATGGGTGAGGTTGGGAGTCTTGGCCTTAAAGTTCGCTCAGGAAGAATCTATGAAGAACCTAGACAGGCTTTAAGATTCCCAGAAAGTATTAAGACTTTCCAACTTATGATGAGAGACCCTTCAGTAGCAGCCTCTGTAAATATTATTAAGATGTTTGTCAGAAAGGTTAACTGGAGATTCGTACCACCGAAGGGAAAAGAGAAAGATGCCAAGATGATTGAAAGGGCTAATTTCTTTAACTCACTAATGAATGACATGGAGCACGATTGGGCTGACTTTATTAACTCTGTAATGTCATTCTGTACTTACGGTTTCTGTGTAAACGAGAAAGTTTATAAGAAACGTCAAGGTAAGAAAGGTAAGTACCCTTCAAAATATAATGATGGTTTAATTGGTTGGGCTAAATTACCAATCCGTAATCAGACTACATTAGACAAATGGTACTTTGACTCTGACTATAGAAAAGTTATTGGTGTTAGACAGAACCTGCGTAATGTTTCCCATATTGCAGGAGCAATTAATCTTGGTGAACAACCATTGACAAGAAAGCTTCCCAGAAGTAAATTCTTATTGTTCAAGTATGACGATGAATACGGTAACCCAGAGGGACGTTCACCATTGCTTAATGCTTATGTTCCTTGGAAATACAAAGTTCAAATTGAAGAGTTTGAAGCAGTTGGTGTTTCCAGAGACTTAGTAGGTATGCCAAAGATTGGTCTTCCACCTGATTACTTAGGTGAAGATGCAGAACCTGAAAAGAAAGCTTTTGTTAAATACTGCCAAGAAGTAGTAAATGATTTAATTGCTAATGACAGAGCAGGTTTAATTTGGCCTAGATTTATCGACCCAGAAACTAAAGAAGATATCTTTGAGTTCTCATTAGTTTCTCGACAGGGCGCTAAAGCTTATGATACAGGTTCTATCATTGATAGATACTCTAAGCAAATTATGATGGCGTTTATGTCTGATGTTCTTGCTATGGGACAGTCAAAGTATGGCTCATTCTCTCTGGCAGATTCTAAGACAAGCTTACTGGCAATGTCAGTTGATATTCTTCTGAAGCAAGTGAAGAATGTAATTAACCGTGATTTGGTTGCTCAGACTTATGCACTAAATATGTGGGATGATGAAGAACACGTAGAAATTGTGTATGATGATATTGAGACACCAGACCTTGAAGCTATTGCATCATTCATTCAGAAGACAGTTGCAGTTGGTGCTCTGGAAGTTGACAAACCATTATCTGACAAGCTTAGAGAATATCTTGACCTTGAACCTGCTGATGAGTCTAAACCAGTATCTGAGAAACTATCTCCAAACACTCAAAGTCGTTCTGGTGATGGTTATCAAACTGCTGGAGAAGGGACTGCTAAAACTCCTTCAGCTAAAGACCCAAGCACAGCTAATAAGGCAAACAAATAATGGCAGAAGTTATCTCTATTTCCAATGCTACGCGAGTGCATTCTTATAGAGGTGTCTTAATTATCACTGATGAATTAACTGTAGAGGCTGGCTCAAGGGTCAGCCTTTCAGGGTATATTAGTGATGGTGGAACCTCTGACGTTTTCACTATTTGCAGGTTACTTGATGCTCCAATGAGCGGAAAACAGTTTATTTCAAACAATTGTAACGAAATTGTTAAAATTCCATTTGACAGTTCATGCCTTTTGGGTGTAAAGTTATATAACTGTGAGAATAAACGTGTTAACGTTAATAGTGTTGAAGCTGCATTCATTACCATTGATACAGCATTCCAATCTCCAATGACAGTAAATAAAGAGTCTAACAGACTTGAGTACATTTTTTCACAAAATGATTACAAAGTACTTGTCAAAGGTAAAGTTTATGATATGATTGTAAATGTGGTAGATGAATCTGGTAACCATTCAACAATCCTTAAACAAAAAGTAAGGTTTAATTAATGGGAACATTAACGATTGATGGTAAGAATAAAATCCTAGCCACACTAACCCCGACAACTATTGTATTACACAATGTAGACCCAACGGCAGACCCTACAGCAAACAAGGTTACTCAGCCAGTGGCTATCTTCTTCTCAGAACCTAATAATGGATTAATTGCTTCAGAAGACACAGTTAATATTACTGTTCCGGCTTCTGCTACAGTTTCTCATTTTAGCTTATGGGATGACAACTCTAAGTGCGTGGCAACAGGTGCTCTAAGTAGCCCTCAGTTCTTTGCTGAAGAAGGAATTTATGTTATCTCTTCAGTATCCATTGACTTAAATAAATAGGGTGAGTAAAAATGAGTTCGAATATCTTCAGACTTGCTGACAGATTATTCAACCAACCTTTACTAGCTACAGAATCATTAGCCCACTCAGCAGCGACTTATGTTAATAACCGCTTGTTAGGTGAGGTACAAGCAGCAGTAAACTTCGATAAGCCAAAAGGTGAAGCAAGAAGTCTTTTAAAAGTTAAAGAAGACATTGCTATCATCCCTATTATGGGTGGCCTAACACATCGTATGACCTTCATGGATGCAATGTGTACTGGTGGACTAAGTTCTTATGAAGGTTTACGCAGAGGCTTTGACGAAGCCCTAGCAGATGAGTCTATTAAGACTATCGTGCTGCACGTTGATTCAGGTGGTGGTGAAGCGTCAGGTTGTTTTGAGTTGGCACGTCACATCATGGCTTCAAGAGGCCAAAAGAAAATTATTGCTTATGTAGATGAGTTTGCTTGCTCTGCTGCATACGCTCTTGCATCTTCCGCTGAAGAAATTATTGCATCACCAGATGCAGATGTTGGTTCAATTGGTGTGATTATGGTTCACCAAGAATTAACTAAAGCATTTGAAAAGAATGGCGTAACTATTAACGTTATTAAAGCTGGTGAATTTAAAGGTATGGGTTCCCCATTCCAAGCATTATCAGAAGAAAGCAAGAATAGACTTCAAAAGAGAATTGATGACACTTACAAGACTTTTACTAGTTTTGTTGCAGACTCGCGTAATATCTCTGAAGAAGCTGTAAAGAATACTGAGGCGAATGTTTATTCTGCTCAGGAAGCTCTTGAACTTGGTTTAATTAACTCTATCATGTCTCAAGATGATTTCTTAAATTACTTACAAGGTTCTGAAGAAGCTCCTGTAAGTTTAAACACAAACAATTCAGGTGAAGAAATGACTGAACAAGAAAAGCAAGAACTAGAAGCTCTGCGTCTTCAGGTTGCTCAAATGAAAGCTAAGGAACAGGAAACAGTTCTTACAGATTTAACTGGTAAGATTTCTGCATCTGCTGAAGCTTTTGGGTTTGATGCAAAAGAAGCTGCAACAACTATTTTAGGTGCTGGTCTTGACAACCCTCTGAGTGTTCTGTTTATGAATGCTATGGAAGGTGCTAACCAGAAACTTAATGAAACTATCGCGTCCCACGCTTCTGCCATGTCTGAGAAGGATTCTGAAATCACTAAGCTGAAAGAAACTGCTGGTGCTGTTCTGGAACACTCAAACGCTATGGAAGAACTTGGCAATGACGGCGAAGCAGAAGTGGATGACGGTAAAGACACCGCTCCAGAAGCAAATGCTAATGCTAACGCTGACCAACGCAAACTGGCTCTCCAGAATGCTTTGAAAACTCTTATCAAATAAGGAACACAAATAATGGCATATCAAGGTTTTACTAAATTAGGTAACAGAGAACCTCTGAACGATATCATCCTTTGGGAACAGATTACACCAACTGGTCACTCTCGTAAAGAGTACGCTCCAGTAGCCAGCACTGAGTATCGTGTAGGTGAAGTTCTGAAAGCTGATGGTACTAAAGTCGCAGCAGGTGAAGAAGCTCAGGCAGATTCTGTATGTATCGTTAACTTCTACGCAGACCTACAACTGTCTTACCACGGTCAGTTAAAAGTTGTTGGTATTTACCGTGACGCTGAACTGAAAGACATGCTAACTCTGGCAGATAGTGTTGATGCTGCTGCTGTCAAGTCTGCTCTTAAGGCGAAAGGTATTGATTTCGTCCCAACTGGCCTGTAATTAATAATAAGACATTCTGGAGAATTTTACAATGTTGACTAATTCTGAAAAAAGCAGATTTTTCCTTGCTGACTTAACTGGTGAAGTCCAGTCTATTCCAAATACTTACGGATATATCTCTGGTCTGGGACTGTTCCGTTCTGCTCCACAAACACAGACTACTTTCCTGATGGACTTGACTGATTGGGATATCAGCTTACTGGATGCGGTAGACCGTACCAGCCGTAAAGCTGAGACTAGCGCTCCTGAGCGTGTTCGTCAGATTAGCTTCCCGATGATGTACTTCAAGGAAGTTGAAAGCATCACTCCTGATGAGATTCAGGGTGTTCGTCAGCCAGGCACTGCAAATGAACTGACTACTGAAGCAGTTGTACGTGCTAAGAAGCTGATGAAGATTCGTACCAAGTTTGATATTACTCGTGAGTTCTTGTTTATGCAAGCTCTGAAGGGTAAAGTTATCGACGCTAACGGTGTTCTGTACGCAGACCTGTACAAGCAGTTTGATGTAACTAAGAAGACTATCTACTTCGACTTGGACAACCCGAACTCTGATATCGATGCACACATCGAAGACCTGCGTATGCACATGGAAGATGAAGCTAAGACGGGTACTGTAATCAACGGTGAAGAAATTCACATCGTTGTTGACAGAACTTTCTTCAGCAAGCTTATCAAGCATCCTAAGATTCGTGACGCATACCTTGCACAACAGACTCCGCTGGCTTGGCAACAGATTACTGGTTCTCTGAGAACTGGTGGTACTGACGGTGTTCAGGCTCACATGAACCGTTTCTACTACGGTGGTGTTGTATTCGTACAGTACAACGGTAAGTTCAAAGACAAGCGTGGCAAGACTCATACTCTGGTTAGCATTGATGGTGTATCTGATACTAATGTTGGTGTAGGTCACGCATTCCCTAACGTAGCAATGTTGGGTGAAGCTAACAACATCTTCGAAGTTGCTTACGCTCCATGTCCTAAGATGGGTTATGCAAACACTCTGGGTCAGGAACTGTATGTGTTCGAATATGAGAAAGACCGTGACGAAGGTATTGACTTCGAAGCCCACTCTTACATGCTGCCATACTGCACACGTCCTCAACTGCTTGTTGACGTTCGTTCAGACGCTGAGTAATAACTTGAAAGGAGGGTTATAAATGTGTTATACAGGCGACCCCGCTAATAACCCTCTTGATAGAGTTCGAATCCTCTGCACCGATACTGACAACAATGAAATCCTCATTGACCAATCGGTGCTAGAGTGGTTCTACCAAGAATCTGGAAAGGATGAAAAGAAAGCAGCCATCAAAGCTCTTAAATATTTACTCTTTCAAGTAGCCAAGATGGGAGATGAGAAAGTTGGTGGTGTTTATTTACGAAACTCTTCCAGATTCAAATCTCTGAAAGCTGTCTATGACGACCTAGTTAAAAGCTCTGTTAGTGGCCTCCCTTATGCGGGTGGTATTAACCAGTGTGATATTGACATGCGTCGTCAAAATCCTTGCTCTGTCAAGAAATATACTGAATATGGCGATGCTGTTAGATACTACGGTAGAGATTACTGTGAACGTGTCAATGGTGTATTTATTATCGAGCGAGATGAATAATGGTTAAAAGGGTTATTCACCCCGCTAGAGCTAAATTAGTCGGGGCTATGAAGAACTTGCATACGGCTAATGCTCAAGTTGGGTATTTTCAGGAACAAGGTCAACATAGCTCTGGTTTTTCTTACTCTGCTTTAATGTACTTGCATGAAGTTATTGGTGTACCAGCAGCTTCAGGTAAAGTATATCGTAGGTTGTTTGAAATTACTATGATGTTACACAGACAGACCTTGTTAGAGCAGACTAAGAAGAATCTCTATAAGCAATTAAACAGTCTTAATACTGACCCCTCAGATACTTTAGAAGCATTTGCAAAGAGTGCTCAGAAAGCAATTAAAAGAGGTTTTGGTAATACGGCTATATTGCCTCCTAACGCTCCATCTACAGTTAAAAAGAAAGGCTTCAATGCCCCTCTTGTAGAAACTGGAGATTTACGAGATAACCTTGCTTATAAAATTTCTACTAAGAAAGGTATTAAAAAATGAGACTCTTAAATAGACACAGCTTTGTAGTTAAAAGAAAGGTATCTGAAGATGGTCATTACAATGAAGATGGTGATTGGGTAGCTTCACAGGATATTGTATCAATTAACTGCAAAGGTAATATTCAACCTTATATTAAGGGTTCTGTAAAGAATGGTACACAGATTGTTTTACCTGAAGGTATCAGACTGACAGATACAAGAATCCTTTTCACTGTAGCTGAGTTAAGAACGTCTGATGATGTTGATTGGACTGAAGCTGATATTGTCATGATTAAGGGACACGAATACGAAGTCTTTATGACAATGGATTGGTCTGAACAATTAGCTCACACATCCCATTATGAGTATATCATTATTAGAAGGGATAAGATGAATGCAGTTAGAAACAGCAGAACTTGAGAAAGGTATTGTCCGAGTTTTGGTTGATGTTATTGGTCACCGTTTAGCGAGAGACAAGAATAACAGGCCAAATGTTATTAGGGCTTACCCTTCAGATAATTCCAATGATAAAGGTCTGAAACCAGACCAGCCTTTTATTACAGTATACTGTCAAGATGCTACCACACCTTATGGTTGGGTTCTTGATAAGTTCGTGGAAGATGATGTAGTTTGTTATAGAATTGCTTTTCAGATTCCTGTACTGATTACTGTAAATGGTAAAGGTGCTCACAGTATTATGCTTGAGCTAAAACAAAGATTAGAGATGAGTACTACAAGAGATTATCTAGCTGACATGACAGGTGCTTCAGTACTTGATACAGGGGCTATCCCGAATGATTATACTTATCTCAACACAGATTTTGAAAATTCTGCACCTCTTGTTGTAACCCTTGTAAAAAATTCAGTATTAAAAGATGAGCGTGGAAGTATTATCGAGCGTATCATTGTGGATGGTGAATTGGTTTATGAGGAAGGACAGGAGCCACCAGAATATACTATCCATCTAGATGTAGACTCCAAAGGGGTAAAATAAATGTGGAATCCAATTGTTAATGTAGATATTACATTGAACACAGCAGGAACTACAAGAGAAGGTTTTGGTTTACCATTATTCCTTGCTTCAACAGATAACTTTGAAGAAAGAATCCGTGGTTATACTTCATTAACAGAAGTAGCTGAAGACTTTGATGAAAGTACTGCTGCGTATAAAGCTGCAAAACAGCTATGGAGCCAAACTCCAAAAGTAACTCAACTGTATATTGGTAGAAGAACTATGCAATATACTGTTTCTATTCCTGACACAGTGGCTGAAGGAAGTGAATATTCATTGACAGTTGCTATCGGTGGTGGTGTTTCTCAGCCATTCCAATACACTGCAAAAGAAAACGACACAGCACTTATTGTCTTGAATGAGTTTAAATCACAGATTGAAGCAAGCCCAACAATTAAAGATGGTGTTAATGCTAGTGTAACAGGTACTGGTGCTTCTGCGACGATGATTATTACTAAAGCTGGTGATAATGACTTCGTAAAAGTAACATCTATTACACCTACAACGTCTATTGCAGCAACAACTGCTGACACGGCTTCCGCTGCTCTGGCATCCATTGAAACATATTCAACAGATTGGTACTTCATCTCAGCAGAAGACAGAACTCAACAGTTTGTCTTGGCAATGGCTTCAGAGATTCAGGCTCGTAAGAAGATTTTCTTCACAGCTAATGCTGACGTTAAGGCTCTGCAAGGCACTGATTTGACCTCTGCAACAGATGTTCCGGCACAGTTAGCTAAGAGCAAGTACACTCGTACAGTTTGCTTGTGGCATCACACAGCCGAGTTTGACTACCCAGAAATGGCTTACATTGCATATGGTGCTCCATACGATGCAGGTTCAATTGCTTGGGGTAACGCTCAGTTAACTGGTGTTGCAGCATCCCTACAACCTGCTAACCAGAGACCACTGACAAGCATTCAGAAGTCAGCTTTGGATACCCGTAGCTGTAACTTCATTGACCTTGATGGTGGGGTTCCTGTAGTGCGCAGAGGTATCACTTCTGGTGGTGAATGGATTGATATTGTACGTGGTGTTGATTGGCTTGAATCTGATTTGAAAACATCTCTGAGAGACTTGCTAATTAATCAGAAGGGTGGTAAGATTACTTATGATGATACTGGTATTACCCGTATTCGTCAGGTCATTGAAACATCTCTTCAGCGAGCAGTTAACAGAAACTTTTTGTCAACTTACACCGTTACTGTTCCTAAAGCCTCACAAGTTGCATTGGCAGATAAGAAAGCACGTATCCTGAAAGACATTACCTTCCACGGTATTCTTGCAGGGGCTATCTTGGATGTTGACTTGAAAGGCACAGTGGCTTACGAATAAAGGAGTAATTAGGAATGGCTATGTATCAGCAATATTCCCCTAAAGATGTAGTTTGTAGCTGGAATGGCATTGCCATTGAAGGTTTTGCACCAGACTCATTCTTGCGTCTTCAGAGAAACTCTCCACTTGTTACGCAAGTTGTAGGTGCAGGTGGTCAAGTGGCTCTGACAAGAAATGCAGACAAGACAGGTACGATTGAGATTGAGCTAATGCAGACTTCTCTATCAAACCAGATGCTTTCTGCAATTCAAGCTAAACAAGATGACATGGAACTTGAAGAAGATATCTCATCTAACTTTGTAATTTACGACCCATCTGGTTCAGTTCTGGCAACAGGTATTAATGCTTGGTTGCAAGAGCTTCCACAGATTGAATTAGGTCGTGACCAGAACTCGAAAACTTGGATTTTCGGTTGTGAGAAGTTAGACTACACTTCAACAATCCCTGCGTCAAGCGTTTAACAAATCCTAATAAGGGGGAGACTGTAAAAGGTCTTCCCCTTTTGTGTTTTTATAGCATAACTTTTAAGGAATCACAATGAAGACTGAAACTAAAATGATTAACGGCAAGAAGGTAACTATTATTCTTCTTGGAGCAAGAGATGGTATCCGTATCTCTATGAAACTTGGTAAAGCAGTTGTACCAGCATTTGCACAAATGTTCTCTGGTTTAACCTCTAAAGATGGTGAAGCTAAAATCCCATTTAAAGAACTCGTTGAAGCTTGCTTTGAAAAGGTTGACGAACTAGATATTGATGCAATGGCAGAGACACTATTTCAGGGGGCGACAGTTAATGACTTCCCACTGAAAATTGATAGTTACTTCCAAGCGAACTACGGTGAATTTATTGACTTCTTAGCTTTTGCTTTGGAGGCAAACTTCGGAAGTTTTTTCGAGGCAAGCATTTTCAAAAGCCTAACTTCTCAGCAGGAAGCTTAAGTTATTCTATGCAGACCCCGCTGACTGACGGGGCTGTAAAGGCAACTTATGATGAAGCAGATGAGATGAAATTTGTGCTTGCTATTTATGGTATGGATGGGTGTAAAGAAACACTCAACCAACTTTTTGATATGACCTTCGTTGATTTATTATCTCTACGTCAATATTTAGAAATCCAGAAGTCATATAAAGAA